AGTGGTGGAACGGTAGACACAGCGGACTTAGAATCCGCCGCCTTAAAAAGCGTGGAAGTTCAAATCTTCTCTGGAGCACTTGACAATCAAACTTAAATAGTTTATGATTGTCTTATTGCGAAAGTAACTCAACGGTAGAGTCCCTGCCTTCCAAGCAGGTTGTTGCGAGTTCGAATCTCGTCTTTCGCTCTTGGAGTTTATCTCCACAAATTCCGTTGGTAGTCTAGTGGTCAGGACAGGCAGACAATGCACTTGGAGTTCGGGTTCGATTCCCGACCAGCGGCCAGCAAATTTCTTTTCTTATGGAAGTTGAAGTTAATTCTATTAATATCGCAAGACTTCTAAGTGAATTAGAAGGTTGCTACATCTTCACCAAATATATGGGGTTTGAAGATGATATGAACACTCTTGATGAAATGAAGAAAAGATATTATAAACTTTACTTCAAACTCTATAAGGAAGAAAAAAGTAATCCCCTGTAGTTCAGTCGGTAGAACGGAGGACTGTTAATCCTTATGTCCCTGGTTCGAGTCCAGGCGGGGGAGTTGGAAGGACTGGAAATGTCTGGGTCTTCCATTACTAAAACCTAGAGTTTTTCTAGGTCAGGGGGATGGCCATCCCCTGTTTCGGGCGATTAGCTCAGCGGTAGCAGCGTCTGCTTTACACGCAGAATGTCGGGGGTTCGAATCCCTCATCGCCCACTTGCATAAATACTTGAAAAAAAGTATAATGGAAAAACTGTATAAATTACTCAGTGATGCACAGTCATCACTTTTTGTTTTATTCCATAAAACTTGGGCATTTCATTGGAATGTTGTAGGTTCAGATTTCACACAACTTCACCAACTCTTTGGTGGTCAGTATGAAACTATGTTTGAAGAGATTGACCGTCTCTCAGAGCATATGAGATATTTGAATGTAAAACCATTGAGTTCTCTCTCAAGAATGCTTGAGGTAACTCAAATTAAAGAGGCTGCAAGTTCTACAACAGCAAATAATATGCTTTCAGAACTTCTTGAGAATAATGAAAAGTTTTGTGAAATAATGACCGAAATTTCTGAAGAAGCAGAAGCGCAAAAGCAATATGCAACTGCCAATCTATCTCAAGATTTAATGGAATCTCACGGCAAATTTATCTGGCAATTAAGAGCACATTTACAATGAATAGGATGAAAAGCAATGTTATCAATAAGATGCAAAGATTGTAATAGAGAATTAACAGGACATCATTCAAAAACAGTAAGTTGTGGTTGTCCTAATATGGCAACAATTCGTGGAGATAAGATTTCAGCACTTGACTTATCTCGCATTGTTATGCTAAACTCCTTAAAAGAAAATCAAAAAACAAATGTGTTAACCTCTCAAGATATTGCTTGGCAGGAAGCACGTCGTCAGCGTAAAGTTAGACGACTTGATTTTGAAGTCCGCTGAGGACTTATATTGGAAAGGTGGTCGAGTGGTTGAAGGCTCCAGTCTTGAAAACTGGCGATGTGAAAGCATCCGTGGGTTCGAATCCCACCCTTTCCGTTACAGATTTAACAATTTCTTCAGTAGTGTTACAGAACGAACACAAATTGTTGACGATGAAAATTTTGTGAATAGTATATAGTAGTACTATCACTTAAAAACTTATGGACCAACACACCTATAATAACTGGGTCCGTATTAAAGAGACTTTTGAGAAGTCTGGTAATACAGATAACATGTTTTATAAAAGGGCGTGTGAAATCATAAGAACAAAAAGAGATCCTCTGGCAAGTTTTTTGGAGATGAAAAATGACACCTGAAGAAGTTCAATCTATGATTGATGAGTCTGTTGCGAAGGCAATTGACAAACACAATAAAACTGCTACAATAATCTCAGCAACAATCGGATCGATTTTGCTTTTCTTCTATGCTCATGGTGTTATTGCTATTATAGATAGAGTACGATGAGACATTTTGTGTATGTTATCCTGAATAATCAACTAGCATTGTTTATTATTGGATGCCTCTTGACAATCGCACCTGCTATCGGTATAATGGTAGTACATTCATCAAAGGATGAAGATTAAATCTTATAAATAGATTTGAACTTTATTTGAAGAATAATGCCAGCAAAAAACCCAAAAGAATACGCTTCGAAGCACTATCAGCAAAATAAATCTTTATATGCTGAAAGAAGTAAAGTTGCTAGACTTAGGGTTAAAGAATGGTATAATGAACTTATGAATGATAAGTTCTGTGAAAAATGTGGTGAATCTGATACTATTGTATTAGAATGGCATCACATAGATCCATCTAAAAAGGATATGAGCATTGCTGATATGCTTTCGAGAAGAGGAAAACAAACTATCTTAGAAGAGATAGATAAGTGTATGTGTCTTTGTGCTAATTGTCACAGAAGATTGCATCATCAAATACGCAACGGGGTGTAGCTCAGCTTGGATAGAGCGCCGCTTTTGGGAAGCGGAAGTCGCAGATTCGAATTCTGTCACCCCGACTCATAAAACTCACTTTATGAAAATGAATCAAGAAATTAACGAACTTACGACATTTACAATTGAAGAGTTTCAGAATGATTTCGATAACCTTATGAATAGAGTAGAAGGTGGAGAATCGTTCATCATATCAAGTGAGCACGGAAATGCAGTGATTGTACCATACAACGAAGTGGTGCAGGTATTTCAAGAATCTGGTGTGAGTGATGAGATCATACGAATACACACCGATCACGAAGAAGGTTCTTGACAAAGAGTTCCAGGTCCTCTACACTAGATCTGGTCTTATGGGACTGTCGCCTATGGGTTAAGGCCCACTGCTTATAACGGTGTGAACTGAGTTCAAGTCTCAGCAGTCCTACTTTGCAGGTTTAGCTCTCTGGCGAAAGCACCGAACTCATAATTCGGCTAAGGTGGGTTCGATCCCCACAACCTGCACTGGACACTTACCAAAGCGTCCTACTTGACTTTCAAACATCACTTCTCTATAATACAAAGGTCAACAATCAAAACAATGACTCTCACTGCTAAATTCAAGAAAGACGTTCAAACCCTTCGTGGTGCTGCTAACGGCGATTTCTACCTTGATGTAAAGAATCCGAAACTCTACAAAAAGGTTCGTCGTTACTATGAGCAAGAAGGTGTAGTGTTTTCTGGTGATCCTTTGGATGATTATGAAATGCTTATGGAATATGTCGCTGCTGATCTTGAGTCTGTTGAGGTTGCATGAACGATCTAGATCTGAATTCGGTAAAGTCAACCAAGACTATTATCATTCATGAACGATTTCCTTATCGCTTTGTGCAAAAAGGACATATTGAACTAAACGGCAATCCTGATTTTCGCTTACAAAAAGTGAATGAGTATACTAAAAAATACTCTGATATTTATTTGTTTGATAATGGAGATCAAATGCTTCTTGCGATTGAAGATCCCGAATATTCTAAATGGTTAGATCCAGATCGTGTTCCTTGTTATGTAAAAGATGATGATTAAATAGTCTCGGTATGACTTAAAACTAGCCCTGGTCGGGAGCAAACCCCTTATGTCTAAAACAAGTATCTTACGATATCTTGGAAACTTTCTCCTTATGATTGGATATCAAACCATGTTATGGGGAGATTTTAAATATGGTTTATTGATAAAAGTTATTGGGGGATTACTCACAGTACCTTTTGCAATCAAACTTAAACTCTGGGATGTATTATTTTTATGTGCATTCTTTGGGTTTAGTGAGTTTTCAAAACTCATTCAACTTTTCTCAGTTAGTTAAAACTGAGTGGTGGAGTCAATATGACCCTAGCTAGGTTTCTTGCTTCCTTAAAGAGCAAGTGGTGCGGATGGGACTCTCTCCCGCCTGGTTTCCAATTTCCAGTTAAAGAATTGGTGGCGAGCCTGAGTTACAAAGAGAGGTTGCATAAACCTCTCTTTTTTAGTATAATGAAAAAATATATTAATAGTAAAAATAAAAAATGACTTTATCTCTTTATGGTGGAAGTGGATTTGTTGGAGGTAACTTCAAAAAACTATATTCTGATTATGTGGAGATGCAGAGGGATGAAAGAAAGCCAAAAACAAAAGATATTTTGTATTTCATTTCAACAGTAGATAACTATAATGTTCACGACAAAATTACACTTGACGTAGACACTAATCTAAAAATTCTCTGTGAAGTTCTGGATTATTGTAGATCAGAAGATATAACTTTTAATTTTATTAGTTCTTGGTTTGTATATGGCAAAACTCCATACATGCCTGCTAGTGAAGAGAGTCCATGCTTTCCCACAGGATTTTATTCTATTACAAAAAAATGTGCAGAAGATCTTTTAATTTCTTTTTGCAATACCTATAATGTAAAATATCGTATAATGAGATTATGTAATGTTTTGGGTTCTGGTGATCAAAAAGCATCTAGAAAAAAGAATGCAATTACTTGGATGATCGATCAACTTAAGATAGATCATGACATTTCTCTATACGACGGAGGATCAAATTGTAGAGATGTGATGCATGTTCAAGATGTTTGTAGGGCAATTAAACTCATTTGCGATAAAGGAAAAACAAACGAAATTTATAATGTAGGGTCTGGAAAACCAACTACAATAGGAGAGATTATTTCTTTATCTAAGCATTATCTCAATTCTAAATCTAAAATCAATTATATTGATCCTCCAGAATTTCATAATAATGTTCAAACAAAAAATTTCTGGATGGACACCAAAAAACTAAAATCCCTTGGATTTGAACCAAAACTTTCTTTAGAATTTATCATCAAAGATCTATGTCTGTAACTGAAAAAGTATCTAATTTCATTACTTCATTGCAGGAAGATGGAGAAAAATTATTTCCATATCTAGCAAATGAGAGATGGAAACGTGGAAATAATGTTTACTATTCTGGTCCATATTGGGACCAAAAAGAAGTGTCTGCTGCAATTACGACGCTTCTAGAAGGTAAATGGCTTCCTGCAGGAGAAGAAGTAAATAAATTTGAACGACAGTTTTCTAAGAAGTTTGGATTTGATTATTCTGTAATGGTGAACTCTGGTAGTTCAGCCAATCTTGTAATGATTTCTGCACTCAAAAAATATTTTGAGTGGAAGGATGGAGATGAAATTATTGTTTGTGTCTGTGGATTTCCAACTACAATTAATCCAATTATTCAGAATAACTTAAAACCAGTTTTTGTTGATATAAGTTATGATGATTTAAACTGGAATCTTTCACAAATTAAAGAAAAGATTACAACTAGAACTCGCGCAGTATTCTCCTCACCAGTTCTTGGAAATCCTTATGATTATGATGCACTTCTTGATATCTGCAATCGTTATAACATTAAGTTGATTGCTGATAATTGCGATAGTCTTGGAAGTAAGTGGAAAGGTGAATATCTTACAGAACATGCTGTAGCTGCATCTTGTTCTTTTTATCCCGCACATCATATCTCTACAATTGAAGGTGGTATGGTATCGTCTAATATTAAAGAAATTGTAGATATTGCCCGTAGTTTTGCCTGGTGGGGTAGGGATTGTTATTGCGTTGGACCACAAAATCTTCTTGAGTGTGGAGTTTGTGGTAAAAGATTTGACCACTGGCTAGATGGATATGATAAAGTTGTTGATCATAAGTATGTCTTTGGTAATATTGGATATAACTTGAAACCAGCAGATCTTCAGGGGTCAATTGGACTTGTACAACTTGAAAAGTTTGATGAGGTCCATCAAAAACGTCGTCATAATAAAGAACGAATTCATAAAATTTTTGAGAATATTCCTTTTTGTAGGGTCATTTCTGAAAGATCCGATGCAGAAACTAGTTGGTTTGGTGTTCCTATTGTTTTTGAGTATGATAAACCTGGATTAGTCAAATGGTTAGAAAATCATAAAATTCAAACACGTAATTATTTTGCTGGAAATATTTTAATGCATCCTGCATATAAACATATTGAACCAGCAAGTAATTATCCAAATGCTTCTAAAGTTCTAGATAATGTATTCTTTGTCGGATGTTCTCCAACTATTACAGATGAAATGATTGATTATATCGAAGAAGTTGTAGAAGAATATAAGAAATCAAATATCCTACATCATCCAGTATAAGAATACTTGCAAAAAAATATTTCCTTTAGTATAATAAAATAAACGATATTGCCATATGAAGGTTGCTTTAATTACTGGAATAACAGGGCAAGATGGATCTTATCTTGCCGAACTCCTTTTGGAAAAAGGATATGAAGTTCATGGTATCATTCGCCGTGCATCTCAGATCAATACTCAAAGAATTGATCATTTGTATCAAAATATTAAATTACATTACGGAGATTTAACAGATTCGACTAATATAGTTCGAGTTATTCAAAAAGTTCAACCAGATGAAATTTATAACCTTGGTGCTCAGAGTCATGTCAAAGTATCCTTTGAGATGCCTGAATACACTGCTGATGTGGATGCTTTGGGAACTCTTCGTATTCTTGAAGCAGTTCGTCTTTTGGGCATGGAAAAGAATGTTCGTATTTATCAAGCTTCTACAAGCGAACTTTACGGTCTTGTTCAAGAAATTCCTCAAAGGGAAACTACTCCTTTTTATCCTCGCTCTCCCTATGGTGTAGCAAAGATTTATGGTTATTGGATTACAAAAAATTATCGCGAATCCTATGGAATGTTTGCTTGTACGGGCATTCTCTTTAATCACGAGTCTCCTCGTCGTGGTGAGACCTTTGTTACACGTAAAATTGTTAAAGGATTGAAAGCAATATCCGAAGGAAAACAAGATATATTATGTCTTGGTAACTTGAATGCAAAACGTGATTGGGGACATGCTAGAGATTTTGTTGAAGCAATGTGGATGATGCTCCAACAAGATGAACCGGATGATTATGTGGTTGCTACAGGTAAGCAATACTCGGTGCGTGAGTTTGTTGAAACAGCAGCACCATATTTTGGAATGGAAATTGTATGGGAAGGTAAGGGACTTAATGAAGTTGGAATTGACAAACTTACTGGAAAACCCGTTATCAAAGTTGATCCTAAATATTTTCGACCTGCTGAAGTAGAGACCTTATTAGGTGATGCCACAAAGGCAAAACAAAAATTAGGGTGGGAACCTAAAATTTCATTTGAACAATTAGTTGAGGATATGTGCATCAATGACAATTGATATGTTTCATAAAATAGAAAAATGTAGAGTTTGTGGAAATACTCATCTAGAATTAGTCTTAGATTTAGGAAATCAATACGTCTCTGGAATTTTTCCCAAGAAAGTGGACTATGAGTTGTACAACGGACCACTAAAACTTGTTAAATGTAACGAAATGAATGGTGGATGTGGTCATGTTCAATTAGAACATACCTTCGATCTTCCGACCATGTACGGTGAGGAATATGGGTATCGTTCTGGTTTGAATTCAAGTATGGTGAAGCATCTTCAAGAAAAGCATCAAAAGATTGTAAATTTTTATGATTTGAAAGAAAACGATATTGTAATTGATATTGCTGGAAACGATGGAACATTTCTTGGATTCTTTTCAGAAAAACTGAGACTTGTTAGCATTGATCCGACTTCTAAAAAGTTCTCAAAGTATTTCAAAGAACACGTAGATTATATTGCTGATTTCTTTACTGAAGAAACTTTTAGAAAACATTTTGGTAATCAAAAAGCAAAATTAGTAACATCTTTTTCGATGTTCTATGATTTGGAAGATCCGTGCCAGTTTGCTAAAGAAGTAAATTCCGTTCTAGATCCTGAAGAAGGTATTTGGGTTTTGGAACAAAGTTATATGCCTGAAATGCTTCGCGTCAATTCTTTTGATACTGTATGCCATGAGCATCTTTCTTATTATGGAATGAGGCAGATCAAATATATTATGGATAAAGCAAATCTTAAAATTATTTCTTATGAATTTAATGATGTAAATGGCGGTAGCATTTCTTTGGTGGTTTCTAATAAAGATAGTAAGTATGAAGAATGTACTGAAATGTTGAGTGAAATTATTAAAGAAGAACTTGATCTTAAATTAGATACTATTGAACCATGGCAAAAATTCCAACTAAGAATTGAAGAATGTAAAAAAAGTTTCTGGAAAATTATTGAAGAGTGTAAAAAAGAAGGATTAAAAATCTGTGCTCTTGGAGCTAGTACCAAAGGAAATATAACACTTCAAACTTGGAAAATTACTTCAGATGATATTGAAGTAATTGGTGATGTAAACCCAGATAAAGACGGATCATTTACTCCTGGAACTTGGATTCCAATTAAAAGCGAGGATGCTGTTATAGACACTTATGATGTGTTTGTTATTCTCCCCTGGCACTTTAGAGAATTTTTTATGACTAGTGAAAAATTTAAAGGTAAGAAATTACTCTTCCCACTTCCAACTGCTGAAATTGTAACTGTTTAATTATGGAAAAAACTTCTAAAATTTTTGTCGCAGGACATAGAGGACTTGTTGGTTCTGCTATTTTAAGAACTCTCATTGAAAGGGGTTATAGTAATATAATAACTGCAACCAGACAAGAAGTTGATTTACTTAATCAATCTCAAGTTGAGAAATTCTTTGAAAGAGAAAGACCAGAATATGTATTTGATGCAGCTGCCCGTGTCGGTGGTATTCATGCTAACAATCAATATTCTGCAGAATTTGTTTATGAGAATATCCAAATCCAAACCAATCTAATTCATTATGCTTGGAAATACGGAGTTAAAAAGTTTCTCTTTATTGGATCAGTTTGCATCTATCCTAAGTATGCTGAAGTTCCAGTAAAAGAAGAATCTCTTATGACTGGTTATCTGGAACCAACAAATGATGCATATGCTGTTGCTAAAATTTCTGGTATCAAAATGCTTCAAGCATACCATAAACAATATGGATTTAAAAGCGTATCTTTGATGCCTTCTAACATTTATGGTCCTGGTGATAATTTTCATCCAGAAAATGGACATGTTATTCCTTCAATGATTACCAAATTTAACAACTCCGATGGAAAGAAAGTTGTTTTTTGGGGAGATGGAACTCCTATGAGAGAATTTCTTTATTCTGATGACCTCGCAGATGCTTGCCTATTCGCGATGGATCACTTTGAAAACTCCGAATTGGTGAATGTTGGATCTGGATATAATGTCAGTATTAAAGAACTTGCACAAACAGTTGCTGGAGTTGTTGGATATAATGGAGAAATTGGTTGGGACACTTCACGTCCAAATGGAACTCCAAATCGTCCATTAGATTATTCTAAGATGACTGAACTTGGTTGGAATCCAAAACATAGTTTGCGTTCTGGTCTTGTAAAAACTTATAAATGGTTTAGTGAAGTAACCAATTATGATTCTTGCAAATAAATAACCCAAATAATTTTCATAACATGTATAATAGACTTTTAACCGAAGATGATGTTTCGGAATTTTTTGAAATAATAAAGAAGGAAAAGTATCCAGAAAAAGGATTTCAACATAAAGATTTGTGGAACATTCCTGGTGGATTTGTTAAATGGATTTCAGTTTTAGAAGAGTTTAAGACTATTGGTAAAAATAATTTAAAAGTTATCGACCTAGGATCTTCTACAGGAGTTGTACCTCATATCATTGCAAGCTGGGGAAATGATGTAACTGGAATTGATATTGAATTGTCCGATCATTGGTGCCCTAAAAATTTAATTAGAATGGTTATCGGGGATGCTTTACTTGAAATGAAAGAAATTGAAGATGAAAGCATTGATGTGGTTACTGATCTATGTGCAGTTCATGAGTTTAATACAAGTGATAATGGTAAAGTTAAGAATGTTGGACTAAAAGAAGTCTCAGAACAAATTTACCGAATATTAAAACCAGGTGGAAAATTTCTTAGTTCAACTGATGTTTCTCTTGTTTATCCTGCAGCACAGCCTGGGGGATTTATTCCTCCAGAAGATATAATTAAAATCGTAGAATCTTCTGGGTTAAAACTAACTAGTCCATACAAAAAAGAATACGAGCAATCTGAATATAATCCAATCTATCAACCCGCAGTTGGATTGCATATTGCTACTTTTTCTTTTGAAAAATAAGTTAAATTTAAAAATTATTAAAACATGTACAAAGGAAAAAAACTAATTGCTTGCTCTCCTGTAGGAAGAAAATCTTCCATGAAGTGCCTATTCAAGCATATTTTGAATAATCGACATATTCTAGATGAATTTCATTTATGGGTTAACACTGTAAATGAAGAAGATTTGGAATATATTAATAATTTTTCAAAACAATATCCAGACTTTGTTCATTTGAAATATGGATGTGATGAATTGGACCCAGAACAAATGGGCAAATCTCATAATGTAAAAAGATTTTATAATTACTGCGTAGAACCAGATACGTTTTATTTTAAAATAGATGACGATGTTATTTTTATTGAGGATGGAACTTTTGAAAAACTATCTCAATATAAATTAGATAATCCAAGCACTTTCCTTACATTTCCTACCATAATCAATAATCCATGGTGTACTCATTTTCTTAGAGTATCTGGAATCATTGATATTCAAGAATGTCCAGTATGCACTTATACATGGAACTCTGATTTTGAAAAATGCAAAGAATTGATTAAATCATCTCCATCTGTAATGAGTGATAATCTATATGAACCTAAACTAGAAGATTTTATTCCTGAAGATAGAGTTATAAGTAGGTTATATTGTTTTGATCCGCATATTGCATACAATCTTCTAAATGAGTTTCACAAAAAAATCGTAGAAAATAATCTGTCTGATTTAGATTTTGAAAATATTGTTTTGGAAAATTACGAAACTGTATGCATAAATTTTGTAATGTGGGCTGGAGAAGATTTTGCAAAGTTTGATGGTGATGTTAAATCTGTTGGAGATGAACCTTGGTTAGCAACTTTCTATCCATGCAAATTTGATTTAAAAAATGCAATAGTTGGAAATACTAGAGTCGCTCACTATGCGTTTTGGCCACAAAGACCTCACTTAAATACTACTGATATTTTAGAAAAGTATGAAACATTATGATTATCTAATCATTGGATGTGGATTATTTGGAGCAACATTTGCAAGACTTGCTACTGATAATGGTAAGTCTTGCTTAATAATTGATAAAAGAAAACATATTGGTGGAAATTGTTATACTGAAAATGTAGAAGGTATTAATGTTCATACGTATGGAGCGCATATTTTTCATACAAGTAATAAAACTGTTTGGCAATTTGTGAATAGATTTTCTGAATTTAATAATTATATCAATTCACCAAAAGCTGTATCTAATAATGGGAAGTTATATTCTCTTCCCTTTAATATGAATACTTTTTATGAATTATGGGGAACTAGATCGCCTGATCATGCTAAATCGATTATCGAAAGTCAAAAATTTAAAGGTACTCCAACTAATCTGGAAGAGCAGGCATTATCTTTAGTTGGAAAGGATGTTTATGAAACTTTAATTAAAGACTACACTGAGAAGCAATGGGGAAGACCTGCTAAGGAACTTCCCACCTTTATTATTAAAAGACTTCCATTAAGATTTACTTTCGATAATAATTATTTCAATGATAAGTATCAAGGTATACCGATTGGCGGTTATACTAAGATGTTTGAAAAAATGATTGATGGTATTGAAGTTAAGTTGGAATCTGATTATTTTTCTGATAAAGATTATTTTGATTCATTAGCAAGCACTGTAGTTTATACTGGTTGTATTGATGAATTCTTTGATTATGAGTATGGAGAACTTGAATATAGATCTTTAAAATTCGTTCAGGAAATCATGGATACTGACAATTATCAGGGAAATGCAGTTATTAATTACTGTGAAAAATATCCTAAACAAACTAGAACAATAGAACATAAACATTTTGAAAGATCTAACACCAATAAGACAGTAGTTACCTTTGAGTATCCTGAAACATATTCAAAAGAAATGATTCCATATTATCCAGTCAACGATGAAACAAATCAAAAAGTTTACAAAAAATATCAAGAAAAATCAAAAATGTTGACTAATGTTATATTTGGCGGTAGACTAACCGAATATAAGTACATGGATATGCATGTTGTAATTGAATCTGCAATGAACAAATTTAAAACACATAACGGAGTAGTATGAGAATAGCTTTATGTTTATCTGGGCAACCAAGATTTGTCACTGAGTGTGCCCCATACATTTTACAAAATGTTTGTGATGGATATGATGTTGATGTTTTTGCACATACTTGGTTTGATGAAGATCTTTTGAATAGACCATATAAAGTTGAAAATAATTGGCCATCGCAAAGAATATCTCCGGACGCAGTTAAACAGATAGAGGAGATATATAAACCGATTTCACATAAAGTGGAATCTAGTATGAACTTTAAAGATCCAAATATTGATTATTCTATCTCTTGGCCAAGATATTGTGGATGGGGAGAACAAACTGAAGAATTTTATAGATTTGTGATTAGTAATCAAATTTCATATTTTTACAGTTTGAATCAGGTTAATATGCTAAAAAAACACTATGAGTATAAAAATGGATTTAAATATGATTGGGTAGTTAAGTGTAGAACGGATTCTATTGTACAAACCAAAATCGAATTTGAAAAATATGATCCAAATGTAATTAACTATACTGGAATTAATAATCAACCAGATGGAATGATTTGTGATTGGTTTGATTTTGGTGGATCAAAAGTTATGGATGTATTCATGAGTGCTTTTTCTGTATATGATTTTCCACTCAAAAAATGTATTGATGAGAACAATGGTGCATTTTGTCCAGAATTAATTCATCGAAAAATGATTGATTTTTTTGGTATAGATAAACAGGCACATCCAATCTACATTTCTTTACCTAGATTCTAATATTAAATATGAATATTCTTATACCAATGGCTGGTGAGGGAACAAGATTTCCTAGAGACACCTATAAAATCCCAAAGCCATTAATTGAAATAAATGGAGTTCCAATGATTCAAAGAGCAATAGAATCTTTGGGATTAACTGGAACATACCATTTTGTGATTAGAAAGGATAGTTATTATGATCAGGTATGTACGCTTTTACATTCAATCTTTCCGAATGTAAAAATTATCAGCGTAGAACAAACAACAGAAGGTCCAGCATCAAGTTGTCTTTTGTTTAAAGATTTTATCAATAATGAAGAAGAGTTGGTCATTGCTAACTGTGATCAGATTATGTGGTGGGATGCAGATTTATTTCTTACCACTGCTAGGTATTATAAGTATGATGGTTTAGTAGTAACCTATAGTACAAATACCACAAAAAACAGTTACGCAAGAATTGATAAAAGTGGATTTGTGCAAGAAATTAAAGAAAAAGAAGTTATAAGTGATATTTCACTGAATGGAATTCATTATTGGAGAAAGGGTAAATACTTTGTGCAAAGCACCGAAGATATGATACAATTTAATGATAGAGCACCTAATGGCGAATTTTATGTTGGACCTTCATATAATCATATGATTAAAAGAGGATTAAAAGTTGGAATTCATCATATTCCTAACTGGCAGCATAATCCAGTAGGAGTTCCTGAAGATTTGGATTCATTTATGAAAAAACTATGAATATAACTAAAATTACAGATTATGTGCGTGGATGGTTCATTGGTAACTTTGAACCATCAGTATTGAAAACTCCAGACTTTGAAGTGGGAGTATTGACTCACAAAAAAGATGAGTATTGGGCACCCCATTATCATAAAGAAAGTGTAGAATATAATGTTCTTATTTCTGGAAAAATGATAGTTCAGGGAAAGGAGTTAAATAGTGGAGATGTATTTGTATTTGAGAAAGGGGAAATTGCTGACCCAGTTTTCCTTGAAGATTGTACATTAGTTGTAGTTAAATCCCCATCAATTCCTTCTGATAAATTTGAGGTTGAAAAATGAAATTTTTTAGAGAACTAACTGAATACGAAAAGGATCGTTGTGTTGTTGCAACGTATTACATTGAAACATATGAGGATCTTGGAACCCTAAGAGATGCTGCCTGGAACCTTGCAATCGGGCAGAGTGTGGGTAATCCAAAGGTTCGTAATCGCTGGGAAAGCGATGAGTTGTTTGAACTTGCATCTTGCGTCATTTATGCCGATGAAGACGAACTCTCCAAAGTTAATTCTGGAGTCGTTAAAATCGGTTTCCCTAAGGTCAATACTGATTGGGAAGGTGATGGTATCTCCCATCTTCTCTGCCAACTTATGGGTGGACAATTAGATATTGATGTCTTCAAAGTCTGCCGTCTTCAGAAACTGGAGTTTCCTGCCGATGTGGAAGCACAGTTCCTTGGACCCAAGAATGGTATTGACGGTATTCGTAAGTTTGTTAATCGTTACGACAAACCACTCTCTGGTGCTATTGTGAAGCCCAAGACTGGTATTTCACCACAGACTCTTGCAGAGATGGTGAAAGAACTTCTTGATGGTGGTGTAGATTTTATCAAAGAAGATGAGATTCTTTCTAATCCTTCATTCTGCCGTCTTGAAGATCGTGTAGAACTGATTTCTAATATCGTTAATAATTGTGGAAGGAATGTAATTTATACCTTCTGCATTAACGGTGATCATCATACCATTCTTGATCGTGCTAAATTTGTTGCTGATAACGGTGGAAACGGTATTCATATTAATTTTTGGAGTGGTCTTGGCGTCTATAATTCAGTTAGAAAGATGGATCTCCCACTCTTTATTCATTACCAGAAGAGTGGTGACAAGATTCTTACGGATAAGAGACACGCATTCGGTATAGATTGGGATGTTCTTTGTGACCTTGCTGGTCTCTGTGGTGTAGATACTATTCACGCAGGAATGTGGGGTGGTTATCTCAGCGATGATGAGAATGAACTTCGCAAAACTATGGAGACTCTTCACAAGCGTAATGTTCTCCCAGCATTAAGCTGTGGAATGCATCCAGGGATCGTTAACACCACTGCAGAGAAGTTTGGTACAGATTTCCTTGCTAACTGTGGCGGCGCCATTCACGGGCATCCTGGGGGCACTCTAGCGGGTGCTCTGGCGATGCGTCAGGCAATTGATAAGAATCCTGGTGCAGAGTTCCGTGCCGCAATTGATAAGTGGGGTTATGAAACTGGTGGCGGTTCTTTACCTGAGTGGGTATTAGATTTTTGATATGAAAATTATATCTCATCGTGGGAACCTAACTGGACCAAATCCCCTTAAAGAAAATAGTCCTGATTATATCGAAGAAGCGATTGCCGAAGGTTTTGATGTTGAGGTTGATCTAAGAGTCCAAGATGGTCAATGCTATCTTGGACATGATGATCCTCAATACTTTGTAACTATGGAATGGTTGAGAAAGTATAAAGATATTCTCTGGATTCATTGTAAAAATCTAGAAGCACTTGAAAAAATATCAAGTTCTGTGGTAGAATTTAACTACTTTTGGCATGATACAGATAGATATACTTTAACGAGTAAGGGGATTGGGTGGGTATTAGTAGGACAATATCCATATTCAAAATCCGTAGTTGTTCTGCCAGAAAAGATAGATTTATATACCTTTCCTCACGGGATTGAATATATAAAAAGCAGTTATGGAATCTGTACTGATATTCCATTTAAATATAAACAAAAAATAACGGAGAATTGACTAATGAAATGGGAAACTGATCTGATTAAAGACATTAGAAGTAATACGCCATATGATGATACTGAGGCTGGTATAAATCATTTTCTTCATATTTGGCCTGGAATTGAGAATGATCCTGGTGTACTGAATCCATATGATGGAACTGAATGTAGTGAGTGTAATAAAGAAGCACTTCTTCAACAATTCCTAAAAGTTCGTGATAACTGTAATGCGATTCTTGAAATTGGAATTGGTAGAAATGGAGAGAACTCCTTTGCTCACGTATTCTTTAAGAATAAAAAAGAAGAAACCAAATATATTGGTATTGATATAGAAGATCGTAGTTGGTTGGTAGATTATGGTGACAATATCTACACTATCCAAGGAAGTAGTTCCAATTATGATGAGAATGTTGAGATTTTCAAAACCATGGGAGTAGAAAAATTTGACTTTATTTTCATTGATGGAGATCATAGCGTAAATCAAGTACTACGTGATTGGGAATACTCACGCCTCTTGAATGATGGTGGTATTGTTGGATTCCACGATACAAGTCATCACACTGGACCATATCTATTTGTAAGAAATCTGAACAGAGATATTTGGGATGTTATTGATAATTCTTGCCCACAAGATTACGGAATTGGATTTGCTACTAAAAAATAAATTATGAATGACCTTGAAGCACTAAAATCAAAATATAAGGTTGTTGTTTGGGGATTCAAACCAGTAAACGGAGTATTTCAAAATACTATCGGTTATGTCTGGAATAGTTTTTATAGAGCTTTTCAGACATTGGGGTTCGAAACCTACTGGTTCCCTAACCAAAAGGTAGAAGGATTTGACTTCTCTAATTGTATTTTCTTAGCAGAGGGATATGATGATTCAGAAATACCTCTAAACAAAACTTCAATTTATTATGTGCATTGTGCATACAATCCACAAAAGTATGTTAACAATGTTGGTAAATTTGTTGACTTGAGGTATAACCAACTAAAGATGAATCATCCAAATTACATGTTTGAGTTGGATAAAAAAAATACCGAAAAATTGGGGAAAAGTTGTTATTATGAACCATCTACTAATCAAGTAGTTCATTTCAAAAATGGTAAAGTAGATTATAATATCGATGATTTTGATAAAGTTTATGTTGCTTGGGCAACTAATTTGATGCCTGATGAAATGGATGAAAATGACATCTATTTGGAAAGAGAAGATAATGTTTACTTTCTTGGAACAGTTTATTATGATGCTCCATATTCAAACGTAAGTGAAATTAGTGAGTTTGCTCAAGAATGTCAAAAAAATAACATCGGATTCATTGTGAATGAATTTGAAAGAAATCAACTTTCCGAAGAGGATTATATCCAAATTTCAAAAAAATCTCTTTTTGGATTTGATATTAGAGGTAAATCTAATGTGGAAACTGGATATCTTCCTTGTCGGGTATTTAAAAATATAAGTTATGGTCTTCTAGGTACAACAAATTCTCCTGAAATTTATAATGAGCTTGATGGTCACTGTGTCTATAACAGTTCCCCATCTAAACTTTTTTATAGTGCAATGAAAAGAAAAGACGATATTGAATTTATTAAAGAGTGTTTTAATTATGTAAAACATAATCACACATATATCAATCGAGTTAAGAGTATTTTAAGTATTTTAAAATGAAGTCATCAAATTTTTTAGTTCATCATCAAGCTCATAAAAATAAAGTTGCAACAGAGCATGTTATTAGATCATTTAGAGAATATCACCCAGATGATCCATATGTAATTTGGTCTGATTGTGGTGAAGATTATATTGATATAGCAGAAAAATATAATACAGATTATTATTATTCCGACTTTAATGTAGGATATATCTATTATGATAAAGAATCTGCATATGAATTATATAATAGAATAAGAAAATCATGCGAATTATATAAAGATAAAACGCATGTTCTTTGGATGGAAGACGATGTAATAATCAAAGGTGAAATTTATATTCCAGATGAAGTTGAGTATTATGGAATGCCAAATATTGGAAACACTTGGCCAGAACTTCATGAATATCTTTGTGAGAAATATAAAGTAAATCCCAACTTTAACTTTTGGTCAACTGCAGGTGGCGTGATCATGCCTACAGATACTTTTGTAAATAAATTTGATATTTTAGAAAAATTTATTGACGAAGATTATGATCATGTTTACAACAATATGTGCAAAAAAATTGGTGCTGGAGATATACTAAAAATGGTATCCCAAATAATCACTGGAAAAAATTATACCGTTAATCCGCAAATAACTGATGTTAATCATCCTACAGGTGTTAGCGATGATATAATTTCAATTGTTCATGGATTCAAGGGGCATTATGTAGAACTTCCTCCTAGAGATAATTGATCATGAAAGTAGCATTTTGTTTTGCTGGACAACCGAGAGATGTAAAAAATACTCTTAATAATATTAAAAAATCTTGGGGAACTCATCAGGAACTAGATTTCTTCTTTCATTCTTGGATTCCTGATAGGGAAGGTCCATATAGAATAGACACTCCTTCTGATGTATATACGAAAGATATTAATGATTATATTTTATCTGAACTATCTCCAGTAAAATATGAATTTGAAAATCAAATAATTTTTAAAAATTATTATAGAGACTCTATTCATTGGCCAATTCGTAGTTCTAATATTCCAAATCCTTCTCAAAATATCCAATCATTTTTTTATTCAATTAAGAGAAGTAATGAACTAAAAAAACAGTATGAGGAAGAAAATAATTTTAAGTATGACTGCGTAATTCGTTGTAGATTTGACTATTTGTTTACGAAGATCTATAATATTAGAGATTTTGATTTAAATTATTTGAATGTAAAAAATGATTGCAAGCATACTCCGTATGCAATCAACGATCACATTGCATTATCAAATAGTGAGAATATGGATTTGTATTCAACAGTATTTGATAATATTCAAGAACACTATAAAAACGGTATTGAATTTAATACAGAAGTTATTCTTGGATATAATGCTTTTATTAATGGATTAAAATATCACAAAACTTTAGGTGATAATAATGAATCCTATGTTTCAACACAAAAGGAAAGATCTGGAATTTATATATGAATATTGCATTTATAGGACCTGGTATTATGCCCATTCCCCCGAATGGATGGGGGGCAGTGGAAATGTTGATATGGGATTATGCAACAGTTCTAGGGAATTTGGGGCATACTGGTGTAATTATCAATACTCCAAATAGGTCTGAAATTATTCAAGAACTTAAAGAAGATGAATTTGATATTGTTCATCTTCATTACGATGTTTTTCATGATATTATTCCTGAAATATTGGATACTATTAAAGGTAAATTGATTGTATCTAGTCATTATCCATATATCAATTATCCTGAGATGTGGGCGAATGATAATTATAGCCCTATAGTAAAAAGTTTTAGTAATAATAAAAATTTTAATATCTTTTCTTCTAGTCAAAAAGATATTAATACCTTTGTTAGTTATGGTGCGGATCCTAATAACTGTTGGTTGAGTAGATTGGGTGTTCTTCCAGATTCGTATGCATTTGATGAAAATGCTACTTATGATAGAACACTTTCTTTTTCACAGATTTGTGATAGAAAGCGCCAATATCTTATCCAAGATTTTGATAATGTTGATTTTATTGGAAGACTGGAATATGGGAAGTTTAACAATAAGGCAAACTATAAGGGAGAAATGCCCAGAGTAAAATTAAATACGGAAATAACCAAGTATTCTAATTTTACTCTTTTAAGTTCCGTTGAAAATACAACTCCTTTGGTAGTTAAAGAAGCACTTATTTGTGGATTGGGTGTTGTAGTTTCTGAAGAAGTGTCTGTTGAACTAGACACAAGTTTAGATTTTATTGATGTTATTACAGAAGATAAGATCGAAGATCTTTCCTATGTTCAAAGTGTTCTGCAAAAAAATAAAGAATACTCTGTAAAAAACAGAAATAAAATTAGAGAGTATGGAATTCAAACATTTGGTCTCTCAAATATTTTAGAATTTGAGTATGTTCCCAAAATGCAGTCATTGTTATGAAAATAAGTATCATCGGTCCAGCTACACAAATTCCCCCTGTAGGATGGGGAGCAGTTGAAAGTTTAATTTGGGATTATAAGATATCTCTAGAAGAGATGGACCATAAAGTTCAAATTATAAACATTGAAAATCCTAACGAAATTATTCAGCGGATTAATCAATTTAGACCAGATTTTGTTCATATCAATTATGATGATTGGATTGTTCTCTATCCATATATTCAATATCCTTGTGCAATAACTTCTCACTTCGGATATATTGAAAGACCTGATATGATGGGAGGATACATAAACATTTTCAACTTATTCCAAAATTATAAACCAAATATTTTTTGCTTGTCCGAAAGCATTAAAAAAGTTTATAAAGTTTTTTCTGGTATCTCTGAAGATAAATTATTTGTTACTCCTAATGGCGTAAATCTTTCTATCTTTAAAAAAGAAAGAGAACCAAAGTATCCAGATAGAAGCATTTATCTTGCAAAAATAGATTATCGCAAACGCCAACACTTATTTCAATCTATTGAAAGTCTTTGGTATGCTGGTAATATTGCTGATAGTAGATTTGATATATCCAAAAATTATCTTGGAGAATGGAATAAAACACAACTCCATAATCAGTTGACCGATTATGGTAATCTGGTATTATTGAGTGATGGTGAAGCGCATTCATTAGTATTGATGGAAGCACTTGCATCTGGTCTTGGAATTGTAATTAGCGAATTTGCAACAGCAAATCTTGATCTTGATAAAAATTTTATCGATGTTATTCCAGAAAAAAGAATAAATGATCTTGAATATGTTGAAAGTATCATTGTAAAAAACAGGGAATATTCTATTACTCATCGTGAAGAAATTATTGAATATTCTCAAAATTTTGGATGGTCAAATATAATAAAAAATTATTATCTACCTAGTGTTCAAAAATTAATTGCAAATTATGATAGGATTTAATGCTTTGGGGCAACTTGGTAGACTTGGAAATCAAATGTTCCAGTTTGCTTCGCTTAAGGGAATCGCAAGAAACCGTGGATATGAATATTGCTTTCCTCCCACACAAAATAAAAATGAATGGACAGACCATCAATTGTTCAATCCTTTTAAACTTAGTAGAACTAGTCAACTAAATGTTCAGTTTATTGACGCAAATAGACCTACTATTGCGGAAAGTGGATTTTCATTTGATGAAAAGTTATTTAATGAATGTCCAGATTGGGTTTGTATTCAAGGATTTTTTCAGTCTGAAAAATATTTTAAACATATTGAAAATGAAATTAGATCTGATTTTGAATTCAAAGATGAAATTCTTAATCCTTGTAAAGAGATGATTTCTCAACTGGATTCCTCCCCAATTGCACTTCACATCCGCAGAACAGATTATATTACCAATTCTAATCATACTGTATTGGATTTGGAATATTATCAAAAAGCATTAGATGAGTTCGATAAAGAAGTTACAGTTCTTGTGTTTTCTGATGATCCTGGTTGGTGTAATCAGCAAGATATTTTCTCATCAGATAGATTTCTTATTGCCGAAGGAAATTCTAATTATGTTGATTTGTGTTTGATGTCTCTGTGTTCTGGTCACATTATTGCCAACTCTTCATTTTCTTGGTGGGGTGCTTGGCTAGCAAACAATAATAAAGTTGTAGCACCTTCTGGATGGTTTTCTGGGTCTAATAATGAGCACCTAGATATTAAAGATTTGATTCCCGAAACTTGGATGGTGATTTAATGAAAATTGCGATTTGTTTTATTGGTACTGGAAAGTATTTAAACTTTCTTCCAAAATATTATGAAAATATTCATGAATATTTTCTTCCCAATAGCGAAAAAACTTTTTTAGTTTTTACGGATGGTGAAGGAGATTTTCCTGAAGATGTTAAAGTATATAAACAAAAACATCTTGAATGGCCTTATATTACCTTAACAAGATTTGGAATTATTCAAAAAGCAAAAGAAGAAATTGAAAAGAATGATTGGTTTGTTTTTATTGATGCAGACGCTTTGGTAGTCAATTCAATTACTGAAGAAGAGTTTTTTGATGATACTAAATCATTTTTTGGAGTCCATCATCCATGTCATTTTCTTCAGATGTCTCCGCATAATGAATATCCTGGAGCATTTGAAACAAATCCACAGTCTCTTTCTCATATCACTCAAACAGATGATTTGTCTACTTATTATCAAGGATGTTTATGGGGAGGAAAAGTTCCAGATGTTCTTAAGATGATTGAAGAACTTGATTGTAGAGTAAACAAAGATCTTGAAAATGATGTGATTGCCGTATGGCATGATGAAAGTCATATCAATAAATTTTTTATTGAACAAAAGGAGTATGTGAATACTTTAGGTCCAGAGTATGCATACCCAGAAGTATTTTCTAGTTATTGCAAATTCGACCCAAAGATAGTACACTTAGCAAAAAATAACTCAAAATATCATGTTTGAATTAAACGATAAAAATAAATCTACCTATAAACTCAAAGGTATTGGTCCGATCTATTATTTAAATCTTGATGGGCAACCAGAAAGAAGGAAATATATGGAGGATCAATTTAAATATTGGGAGGTTGAAAATTATACTCGTATTTCTGCATATGATGGACGAGAAGATGATCTAAGTGATATCTTAGTTGGGCGGTATCCTGAAATGATGACCTCTGGAGAAATTGGATGTATTACTTCTCATCTAAAAGCAATTAAACATTGGTATGAAACATCCGATAGTCCATATGCAGTCATTATGGAAGATGATTGTAATTTGGATTTAGTCCGATATTGGAATTTTACCTGGGATGATTTTTATGCACATATCCCATATGATTGGGATATTGTACAAATTGCTATTATCTGTACTGGAGATCTTCATGTTAAACTTCATAAAAGATTTGTAAATGATTTCTCTACAGCTTGTTATCTGATTACTAGACATCATGCAGAAAAACTTATTAAGTTCCATACTAGAGGAGATAAGTATAAACTTGATAATGGAGTTAAACCACGTCCAGTTGCTGATGACTTGATTTATAATTCCGGAAATACTTATTCAATTCCTCTTCTCCTCTATAGAACTGAACTTGGGTCTTCTATCCATCCAGAACACGTTGATGCATTTCATAAAGCTAATTTCAATGCACTATCTCAATTCTGGGAACAAAACAGTTCTCAAATCGATATTAAAGATTATATGAACTATGATCCATATCTTGGTCGTATAGTTGAAAATTCTTCTGCCCAACAAAATCCTTGACGGATTTGAAAAATCATATTAGAATACTTGCATCTTAAGGGTTGCTTAAGACATTCTAAATAACGAGGGTTTCTTTTTAGTTAGAAATCTTCATATTGTCGTTTAGTACAAAATACAAATTTTTATGAAACTCAAACAACTGATGCTTGCACCTGTTGCTCTTGGAATGATTGCTCCTGCTGCTGCGAATGCGGCAGATCTGAATATGGCAGCAGTCAATCAATATTCTACGGAACAGGTCACAAGCGTCTCACAATTCTCTGATGTAAAGCCTACCGATTGGGCATATCAGGCACTCAGCAACCTCGTAGAGCGTTATGGTTGCGTTGCTGGATATCCTAACGGCACCTTTGGTGGTGGTAAGGCAATGACCCGCTATGAGGCAGCAGCACTTCTGAATGCTTGCCTCGATCGTGTGACTGAAGTTACCGATGAACTCAAGCGTCTTCAGAATGAATTCTCACAAGAACTCGCTGTTCTTCGTGGTCGTGTTGATGCTGCTGAGGCACGTATCGGTCAACTGGAAGCAACTCAGTTCTCCACCACTACTAAACTGCGTGGTGAAGCAACCTTCGTTCTGGGTGGCGTTCCTGGTTATGATACCAAGACTGATGTAAGCACTCGTACTGCTTTCAACTATGATGTTCGTCTGAACTTTGATACTTCGTTTACTGGTAAGGATCTGCTCCGTACCCGTCTGCGTTCTTCTAACTTCAGTGCTGATCCTTTTGGTTCGTCTTCCTCCCTGTTCAAACTGGACAAGGCTGATAACACCCAATCGGAAACTGGCGATAACGTAGTGATTGATCGTCTCTACTATTCGTTCCCTGCTCTGAACAACCGTGCAACTCTGACCCTTGGTGCTAAGGTCCGTAACACCGAAATGGCTTGGTTGCCTACTGCATACAAGTCGGAAGTTCTTGACTTCTTTGCTGTTGCTGGTGCTCCTGGCGTTTATAACAAGGCAACTGGTGCTGGTTTCGGTGCTCTGTGGAGTCAAGGTAAGACTGGTTTCGTTGCTGGTGTAAACTATGTTGCTCAAAAGGGTGACGACAGCGAAACTGGTGTCTTTGATGAAACCAGCGGTCTGAACACTCTGGCACAAATCGGTTACCGTGGTAAGAACTGGGGTATCGGTGCTGGTTACCGTTATGGTACTGAAGGTACTCGTGTTCGCACCTACAACGGTCTGAATGGAGCTGGTGGTACTCTGGTTCCTGGTCAAACCTCTAATGGTTATGCCGTGAACGCATACTGGCAACCTACTAAGTCTGGTATCGTTCCTTCCATCTCTGCTGGTTATGGTTGGAACACCGTGAGTGGTACTGCAAGTGCTGCTACCGATAGTCAGTCGTGGTTTGCTGGTCTCCAGTGGGCAGATGTACTTGCTAAGGGCAACTCTGCTGGTATTGCTATCGGTCAAGCACCTACGGGCGAAGACCTTGAGGCAGCAACGATGCTTGAAATCTTCTACAAGTATCAAGTTTCGGATAACATTAGTATCACTCCTGCGATCTTTTACGCAAGTGATAATCAACGCCTGATTGGTGATGCCTCTAAGTGGGGTGGCGTGATCCAGACCAAGTTTACGTTCTGATAAACTTATTCTATAATCAACTGGAGGGGGAAACCCCTCCTTTTTCTATGGAGATTTATGCAATACGATATTAAAGACATTAATCTTGCCGAACTAGGTAAGCAAAGAATTGAATGGGCTGGAAGAGAAATGCCCGTTCTTCGTCAGATTCAAGAACGATTTGCACAAGAAAAACCACTTGAGGGTATTCGTTTAGTTTCTTGTAATCACGTTACGACAGAAACTGCACATCTTTGCATCGCACTTAAAAATGCTGGTGCAGACTCTATGTTGATTGCTAGCAATCCTCTTTCAACTCAGGATGATGTTGCTGCAGCACTTGTGAAATATTGGGATATCCCTGTGTTTGCAATCAAAGGGGAGGATAATGACACTTATACTCGACATATTAATACCGCTCTTGATCATCGTCCTAATATTATTATTGATGATGGATCTGATGTTGTAGCAACACTCATTAAAGAACGTCCAGAACAGATTGGTGATTTGATTGGAACTACGGAAGAAACCACGACTGGTATTGTTCGTCTCCGTGCTATGATTAATGATGGCGTTCTAAAGCACCCTGCGATTAACGTAAATGACTCCCAAACCAAACACTTTTTCGATAATCGTTATGGTACTGGCCAATCTACTCTTGATGGTATCATTCGTGCAACTAACATTCTTCTTGCTGGAAAGACTGTGGTTGTTGTTGGATTCGGTTGGTGCGGCAAAGGAGTTGCTCTCAGGGCAAAGGGAATGGGAGCAAATGTGGTCGTCACTGAGATTGATCCCGTAAAGGCAATTGAAGCAACTCTGGAAGGGTATCAGGTTACTACAATGCAAGATGCTTCATTCTTTGGCGATATTTTTATTACCGTGACTGGTAATAAAAATGTGATTTCAAGAAATCATCTTCGCTCTATGAAGAGTGGTGCGATTGTTTGTAACTCTGGTCACTTTGATAATGAGATTGATCTGAAGTCCCTTGAAGAAATGGCAACGGAAATTGTTGAAGTTCGTCCATTTGTTAAAAAGTATGTAACTCCCGATAATGAGATTATTGTTCTTGCTGATGGTCGTCTGGTAAATCTGGGTGCCGCTGAGGGTCATCCTTCTGCTGTGATGGATATGAGTTTTGCAAATCAAGCTCTTGCAGTTGAGTATCTTGTAGAAAATCAAGGTAAACTTGAACCTGGAATTTATCCTGTTCCCCCTGAAAAGGATGATTTGATTGCAAAACTAAAACTTCTTGCTATGGGAATTGAGATTGATGTTCTAACTGAGGAACAAGAAAAGTATATTAATTCTTGGTATGAGGGAACCTGAACCTTAACCAATTCTTAGTGGACTTTAATTTTTTTCTCTAGTAGAATTACTTACGAAGTCGTTACTTTTACTTCAAACTTTTTATGAAACTCAAAAACTTTATTGCTATTGGTCTGGTTGCTGCTCCTGTTGGTGCTATTGCTGGACCTGCTTTGAATGGTGCAGGTGCCACCTTCCCTGCACCTCTTTATCAACGTTGGTTCCAAGATTATGCACGAACTTCTGGGAGTAGGGTTAATTATCAGTCCGTTGGTTCTGGCGCTGGTATTCGTCAATTTGTTGCAGGCACAGTTGACTTCGCAGCAAGCGACGAACCAATCAAACCCGCAGAAGCAGCAAAAGTGAAGCGTGGTGTCGTTCAGTTCCCTGCTGTGGGTGGAACGATCGCTGTTGCTTATAATAAACCCGGTTGCACTCTGAAACTCACTCAGAAGCAGACTGTAGATATCTTTGCTGGACGCATTAAGGATTGGAACAAACTACCTAACTGTGGTAATGGTCCCATTCGCGTTGTTCATCGTTCTGATGGTTCTGGAACCACCTTTGCTTTCACTAACTCTCTGGAAGCATTTGGTGGTTGGACTTATGGCGTTGCAAAGGCAGTCAACTGGCCTACTGGTGTTGGTGCAAAAGGTAATGAAGGTGTTTCTGGAACTATTCGTAACACTCCTGGTGCGATTGGTTATGTGAATACTGGATTTATAAAAGCAAACAAACTTCAAGCAGCAGCAATTCAAAATAAGGCAGGGCAGTTTGTTCTTCCTTCTGCTAAGTCTGGTGCTGCTGCTCTGAATAGTATTTCTCTGGATAGCAATCTTGCAGGAGAAAATCCTAATCCTGCAGGTGCTGGTGCATATCCTATCTCCACACTTACTTGGATTCTTGCTTATAAGACTGGTAATGGTGCTGAGACAGATGACCTCCAGAAAACCTTTAACTATATTCTGAGCGGTAAGGCACAGATGATTGCTGATGATCTGGGTTATGTTCCTCTTGCAGGAAGCGTTCTAAACAAGTCTCGTATTGCTGTGAAGCGTATTGGTCAGTAAATGTTAACAGGAGGGGCTTGACGGTCCCTCTTTTTTTCTATATAATACTGTAACAATTCGTAATAAAACGAAAATGACTGTAACAAAAAATGAATTTGGTCAAATGAATATGTGGGCAAAAGAACCCTCTATGTATATGACAAAAGAAGATCTTGAGCGTTATGGAATTGAACCATATGCTGAAAAGGCAGAAAAAATGAATGGTCGTTGGGCAATGATGGGATTTGTTGCTGGTGTTATTTCTTATGCTATCACTGGTAACTTCTTCTTTGGTGTATTCTGATGACTGAGTTTATTTTCACTTTCACTGGTATTGCATTTTTGGTTCTTCTGAGTTATTCTGTAGAGAAAGTTTGCGAAACATACTAATGAGTGCTGATATGCTCGGGCAATTTTCAATTGCTCTTGAAAAACTTGGATGGTCTAATGATGATGTAATCTCAGTTGAAATTGGTGGTGTAGCAGTCACAGGAACTGCAACTCACTCAGATGCAAATCCAAAGTGGGCAAAGCCATACGGAACTGTAACTTATCAGAATGATGCATTTATTGTCATCAAAAATAAAACCAGAAATCCTGTGGTTTCGTCCCAACCAAATCCTGAACTTAAACAACAACACCCTTATAAAGGAGAAAACAAATGAACAAAATTTTTACTGAGCGCGCAGAGCGTATTAATGGATGGGCTGCAATGATCGGATTTGTTGCTGCTGCTGGTTCTTATCTGGTTACTGGGCAAATTATTCCCGGTGTATTTTGATGGAGGTTCCTATGCGTAAAGAAGGTTATCAAATTCCTCAAGTTGAGTTTGTGTTCCGTGAAGCAGGTGAGTTTGTAACACGTACTTCTACCGAACTTTTCAATAGCAAGCGTGTTGTAATCTTCTCTCTTCCTGGTGCGTTTACTCCTACATGTAGTGCCTATCAACTTCCTGGTTTTGAGGAAAAGTTTGAAGACTTTAAAGCACTTGGTATTGATGAGATTTATTGCATCTCTGTGAATGATGGTTTTGTAATGAATGCTTGGGCACAAGATCAAAATATTCAAAACGTAAAACTAATTCCCGATGGAAATGCATATTTCACCCGTTCGATGGGTATGCTCGTCAATAAGTCGAACCTTGGGTTCGGTGAGCGTAGTTGGCGTTACGCTGCTGTGGTAAAAGACGGTATTATTGAAAAACTGTTTGTTGAACCTGGAAAGCGTGATAATTCCCCAGAAGATCCTTATGGTGAAACAACTCCAGAAAATGTTTTGAATTATATTAGATCATCTGTATTAGAGATGGAACTTGTTTGATTTTAAGGAGGGTTTAACCCTCCTTTTTACTAAATACATTTACTCTATGTTTGGGAAAGATGAGAGTAGATCTTCATAACTTCTTTAAGCATTATGATGAAAATAATCCAAAACATGTTGCAGCAGTAGAGCAACTTGAAGTGGATCTTGCAAGTAAGAATCCAGATTTGATCGATGATGCCTCAAACTGGGTTCGCATCTATAGAACAGTTCCTGCAGTTCCGGGAATTCTTCCAGTTCCTTATTATCCACAGACAGATAACTACAGAGACGCACAAAGAACCTGTAACTCATCTTCTTGTGCGATGTGTCTAGAATACTTTAAACCAGGCACGTTACAAGGGGCAAAGGGCGATGATGCCTATATTCAAAAGGTATTTGCTATTGGTGATACAACTGATCACTCCGTCCAGACGAAAGTTCTGGAAGGTTATGGAGTTAAGTCACACTTCAGTTACAATCTTTCTTTCTCTGATCTTGATCGTGAGCTTGCCGCTGGGAGACCTGTCGTTATCGGGATTCTTCATAGGGGCACTTTATCTGCACCTACTGGTGGGCACATGGTTGTAGTCATCGGTAAAAAGGGTGAAGACTACGTAGTAAATGATCCGTATGGATCTTTGAATGATGGTTATACGGGAGCAGTAACCAACGGTAAAGGTGCTGTATATAAGAAATCAGATCTGATGTATCGTTGGTTAGATCATGGTAAGGATAGAACTGGTTGGGGTCGTATTTTTGATATAAAAAAGTAGAACCAACACCACCACCAAAAAATGACATCCCTTTGTGTGGTGTTGAATTAATTAAATCTTTTGAGGGATGTCGTTTAAATGCATATCCTGATCCATTAACCGGAGGTCTTCCAATCACAATCGGTTGGGGGAGTACAAAAGATTTTGATCGAACTCCTTTTAAGATGGGTAAAGTGATTACTCAAAAGTATGCAGACACTCTACTTGAGTTTGAGTTAAGAAATAGATACCTTCCTTCCCTACAAAAAATACCATATTGGGACGAAATGAATGAAAATCAAAGAGGGGCTTTGCTTTGCTTTGCTTACAATCTTGGTGCAGATTTTTATGGTAATTCTAACTTCAGTACTATTACAAGGATCTTAAAGAATAGGGAATGGAATAAAGTTCCTGATGCACTATACCTTTACCGTAATCCAGGAACTAAAGTTGAAGCAGGATTAGTAAGAAGAAGAGTTGCTGAAGGAAATCTTTGGTCTAGACCATAAAAGGAACTGCTACACCTTCATTAATCATTCTTTCATTTACCGTGACTGGATCTCCTACAAAATAAAGAGTTCCAAGTATTCTTCCGTACTTATCTTCTTTTGTAGTCTCAATAATCCATTCACCTTCTTTTGCGAGTTCTTTTTTTAACCATTCTTTTGCTGCAAGACCTCTTTCTTTTTCTTCTATGTCCAAAGTTCTTGTTTCTGCGGCATTAATACCTTTAAGGCGAACTCTTTGAGATAAGGTAATTCCAAATCCCAAATCAATATCAACGTCAACTGTATCACCATCAATGATTCTTTTGATTTTCTTTATTTTGTATTGATACATTTTCTTGATTTGCAATGAGTAATATTTTATAAATGACCCAAGCGACTCCTATGAGTCCAATACCCAATAGTATATTTACACTCCAGACTACCTCTTTCATTTTCCCTCTTGGCGATGTATCCAAGTTTTAAGTTCATGTAAATATTGTCTAAGCATGTCTGCTTTTTGCAGATGCCAAGTATCGCCACTCTTAAAGTACTCTTGAGTGTGATTGTCTATTGCTTTAAGGATATTGTGGATGGGAGCATTCCAAGGAGCTCTTTCATCCGTGTTCCATTCTCTGGGCATATATCACTTTTTCTTACCTCCATTCTTTGCCTTTTTCGCAGTCGCATTACCTTGATTCTGCTTTGAAGGTCCTTTCTTGGACTTCTTGTTGGGCGACTTAGACATTTTAGTTTTTATATTTAAATATTTATGTTAGAATAAATATAGTAAAAGATAAGCAGATAGTATTATAAGTGGCACTCAAAAAACCGTCAGACCTATTTAATAAAAAAGAATCTTCTGGAGTTTTCGATCGTTTAGAAGTATCTATGGATATTTCAGAAACTTATGATCGTTTTCGTGATAACTTAGATAGAGTTAATGTTTTATCTGAAAAAGTAGAAGAACTATCCAACCAACTATCTCAAAAATTGGATAGAGATGATCTTGAGAATGCAATGCTATCTCAGTTGATGATTCTTGATGAAAATTTTAAATCTTTTCAGAATCAAATTAAGGGATTAAACAAAGAAGATTTAAAAGAGTTTAAATCAACAGTTTTAAGTCTTACTGAAATTGTTGAAGAACTTTTTGAAAAAGAACTTCCAAGATACAAAAAACAAGTTACCAATACAGATATTCGTATTGGCGAAAAGTTTGATGATCTAAAAAAAGAAGTAAAAGAAAATATTATTAGCATTAAAGAAGATGTAGATTCTAAGGTAGAAAATATCGCTGAAGTAATTGATAATAATTTAGAATATTTTAACCGACAACTTGAAGAAACATCTTTAGAAGTTAAGGAGAATATTAAAGAAACCAAGGATAGTTATCATAAACTCTATGATCTTCAGAATAAATTAGAAACATCTGTTGATTTATCTTTAGATGATTATCGTAAAGAACTTTCTGTTGCGAAGGCAGATATTCTAATTAATGATCAGCACATCAAAAATGTAGATCGATATATTCAAGAATATCATCAAGAACTTATTGAACTTAAAGAAGAAGTTTTTGATGAACTTGAAAAACTTCCAGTTGGAAATATTCAAGAAAATATTAAAAGACTTGAAAAGAAGATTGACTATATTAAAGAGACATATTCTAGAATTGAACCGGAAGTTATTGTAAAGGAAGTCATTAAGGAAGGACTTCTTAATGAACCGCCAGAAACACAAAATACTGATTCATTAACGCCATTAAATAAAAACTTTGTTACCCTAGATCAGCTTCAGGAACACTATAGATTATTCATTAATCGTATTCAACAGCAACTCTCTACATTAGGTGGAGGTGGTGAGACTCGTCTTGAATTTTTAGATGATGTTGATAGAAACTCTGTAAATCAAAATGGTTATGTTCTTCAATATAATTCTGCTCAAGGAAAGTTCATTGGGACAAGTTATATTTCTGGAAGTGGAATAGGATCCTTTACTCAACTTCAAGTTGCTGGCGTATCTACCTTTACTGCTGGTCCAGTTTTAATTGGATCTGGTACTTCTACAGGAACGGCAACACAGAGACTTCAAGTTACTGGTGGTGGTTATGTTTCTGGTAATCTTGGTATTGGGACCACAAATCCAATACAAAAAGTCGAAGTTATTAGTACAGATACTGATATTGTTAGGATTAGAGGAGCAAGTTCTGGAGTTCGTTTTCAGTCCAATCCTAGTTCAATGGACATTATTTCTCATAATGGAAGTGATACTGGTACTAGGAATTTATTTATTAGACAATACTCTCAATCGGTTGGAATATTATTAGATACAAATAATAATGTTGGTATTGGGACTACAAATCCATTAGCACTTTTGCAAGTTGGTGCTGGAACATCTGCAGTTGTTGTAACTGGTATTGGATCTGTTGGTATTGGGACTACAACTCCCGGTGCAATGTTAAATGTGAATGCACCGAGTGCGTTTGTGGGGAACCTGCTGGATTTGCAGGTTAATGGGACGAGACAGGTAAGTGCGAATAGCTCAGGCGTGATACGGTTAAAGCAATTACAGGCATCAAGTGCAGTAAGCAATGCTTGCAGCGCCGTAAACCTTGATTATTTTGGGACCGGAAACGCTGTTGGCGTTGCATTTGGCAGGGAAGACGGAACATACTACGCAGCCCTGGGCCAGTTTAGCTTTGGCGCGCCTACTTGGGCCTTTTCCAGCACCCTTCTGCTTTCGTGGACGAACGGCACGGCAACTGGGGGCACGGCCGATCTCACCATTACTCGCGACGCCGCCAACACCCTCGCCCAGCGCAACGGCACTAACGCACAAGTCTTCCGGGTCTATAACACATACACTTCAGCATCACAATACGAAAGAGCATATCTGGGTTGGAACAATAATATATTCCAAATAGGTGTTGATACTGCTGGTATTTCTACAGCAAGACAAATGGAATTCCAGACTGATGGAATCACTAGAGTTGCTATTAGTACTATCGGTTCTGTTGGTATTGGGACTACAACACCAACATCAACACTTCAGGTAATCGGTGACGCTCGCATTGGAATCAATACCTCTCAAGGAATTATTTTAACTTCTCCAAATGGAACAAGATATCGTTTAATAGTTGATAATAGTGGAGTTATAAGTACAGTTCTTGCGCCCTAAGGGGGTTGACAGATTCGTAAAGGACTGTTACAATAAATACATCAACAAGTTAAGAAATGTAACTGTTCTTAATGTTGTCCTCTTCCTAACCGAGACCTATGGGGAGGTTAAACACAGTCTCTCATATCCACACTGGAGGGTGGTGTGGAGCATACTGATACCTGTTCGTCCCCCCGAACTTCTATCTAACACTCTTACAAATGACTGCTTCAATTGCTCAACAACGACAACTTAATACTTGGGACCAGTTCTGTGACTGGGTTACTTCAACGAACAACCGACTTTATGTTGGTTGGTCGGGAACTATTATGATTCCGTGTCTTCTTGCTGCTACTGCATGTTTTATTCTTGCATTTATCGCAGCACCGCCGACAGACATTGATGGAATTAGGGAACCAGTTGCTGGTTCTCTTATGTGGGGAAACAATATTATCTCTGGTGCTGTTGTTCCTTCGTCCAATGCGATTGGACTACACTTTTATCCAATCTGGGAAGCACAATCTCTAGATGAATGGGCATATAATGGAGGTGAATACCAACTCATTGTTTTCCACTTCCTTATTGGTATTTGGATGTATGCTATGCGAGAGTGGGAACTCTCTTATCGTCTTGGTATGCGTCCATGGATTTTTGTTGCCTATTCTGCTCCTGCTATTGCTGCAACTGCCGTATTTCTCCTTTATCCAATTGGACAAGGAAGTTTTAGTGATGGTATGCCTCTTGGTATTTCTGGAACCTTTAACTTTATGCTTGTATTCCAAGCAGAGCACAACATCTTGATGCACCCATTTCATATGATGGGAGTTGCGGGTGTATTTGGTGGTGCCTTTGCTGGAGCAATGCACGGTTCTTTGGTTACTTCTTCACTTGTTCGTGAGACGACTGAAACTGAATCTCAAAACTATGGATATAAGTTTGGTCAGGAAGAGGAAACATATAATATTGTTGCTGCACACGGATATTTCGGTCGTTTGATTTTTCAATACGCATCATTTAATAACTCCCGTTCTCTGCACTTCTTTCTTGCTGCACTTCCAGTAATTGGTATTTGGTTTACTTCTCTTGGTATTGCTACTATGAGTTATAATCTTAACGGATTTAATTTTGTTCAAAGTATTACTGATCACCAGGGACGAGTAATTAAAACCTGGGCAGATGTGCTAAATGGGGCAAATCTTGGAATAGAAGTAATGCATGAGCGTAGATTTGGGTATTGCGTTCTTTAAATCGGATGAATTGCTGGAAACCCCAAGTGGGCAATCAGCAGCCAAGTCCAAAGTACACTTTGGAAAGGTTCAGAGACTACCTGAGGAATAAAGTTTCCTTAATAACAGGCACGAGCGTCCGACACCAGAAATGGTGATGATATAGTCCAATCCTGGTAGTAATACCAGAAAACCAAAGGAATAAAAGAATGCCCATAATTTTCCTTTGGACCTTGCATCAGTTGAAGCAACTCCTGTTGCCTTGACTGCTCCAACCATCGGGTGATATAATAAAGGGGAACTCTTCGGAGTTCCTTTTTTTATAAATAATTATGCACGAAAGAAAACACGAATGACTAAACTATACTCTGAACTTTATAGAACTTGTATGACCTGCGGTAAAGAAAAACTTGCTACGGATTTTTATGTGAGAAATAAAGTTTCTATGGTTCGCCATTCATCTTGTAAAGAGTGTGATAAAATAAGAGTTAAAAAAAGACATCAAGATAATCCTGAACGCACAAGAAATAATGACCTAAAAAGGAATTATGGCATAACTCTCCAAGAACATCAGCAAATGTTTGAGGAACAAAAAGGAGTTTGTGCTATTTGTAAAGGTGAAGGTGATGGTAAGTGGAAAAAACTTTGTGTAGACCACGACCATAAAACTGGAAAGGTTCGTCAATTACTTTGTAGAAATTGTAATATGGTATTGGGTCAGGTTGGAGATAATATAAATCTCTTAGAAGAAATGATTAAATACCTACAGAAACATCAATAAAATGTTCTTCATCTTAACAGTTTTCATACTTTTCGGTGTCTTTATGTTTATAATGTCTCTTACTCAAGATTTATAATATGTCTCATAATAATCAACACGAACCTATGGAACCCTGGGTCTTTTGGGCTGGTATGGGTATTATGATGTTTACAGTTATTATTTTTGTTGTATTCACCCTTTCCATGATGTATTGGTGATAATATGTTCGATTCATAACAAAATCTCACACTTAACCAAGAACTCATTATAATTAGCAATGAGTTCTTTCTTTTTGTATGAAGATCTTTCTAGATACAGCAGACGTTTCACTTATCAGTTCAGCATACGACACGGGATTACTTGATGGAGTCACTACAAATCCCACTCTAATCCTCAAAAGTGGCAGACAACTTCAAGAAGTTATTAATGAGATTGCAAATATATTCCCAGAGTTAGAAAGCATTTCGGCAGAAGTCGTTGCAGATACTGCAGAGGAAATGCTTACAGAAGCAAAGTATTATTACACAATTTCTCCAAGCGTTACTATCAAAGTTCCTTGTACTGTAGAAGGACTGAAGGCATGTAAGTTCCTATCAAAGCAAGGTATTAAAACAAACGTAACCTTGGTGTTCTCAGTCGCACAGGCAATTCTTGCATCAAAAGCAGGAGCAACATTCATCTCACCATTCGTAGGTCGTTGGATGGATAACTCAATTGATGGTATTGAGTTGATTAAAAATATTCGTAAGGTATTTGACCGTTCAGGTACAACCACACAGATTCTTGCAGCATCTCTTCGTGATGTAAGGCAGGTAGAACAATCTGCTCTTAATGGCGCAGATGTGGTTACAATTCCTCCAGTAGTATTCTGGGCAATGTATAAGAACATTATGACTGAAAAGGGACTGGAGTTATTCCAAAGGGATTGGGAGGAAGTTCTTAAGTCTAAAGGGGAAAAATGAAAAAGTTTAACGATATAGTTTTATCGGTTACGATTGGAATCATAGATTTCCTGTATCGTAATCATCCAATACAAAGATTCTGGGTGCTTGAGACTATTGCACGAGCACCATACTTTGCATTTTTAAGTGTTCTTCATTTGAAAGAATCATTAGGATTAAGGGGAGAAGACCACTTATACCTTATGAAAGAACACTTTGCTCAGACAGTAAATGAAACTGAACATCTGGAGTATATGGAAAGCATCGGTGGTGCTGATCGTTGGGTGGATCGTTTATTCGCTTGGCACTTGGTTCTGGTCTATTACTGGATTATGGTTGGTTACTATTTTGTTGATGCTGTGGATGCTTACCATATAAATGCAGGTATTGAACTGCACGCAACTAAAACTTATCTAAATTACCTCTGGGAACATCCAGACGATAAAAAGATTGCTAGTATTGCCGCTGATGAAATGAATCACTATATTGAACTCACACGGGCTATGGAATTAGTTTGATGAAAAATATAATAATCTTTGGTGCAACAGGAGACCTATGCCGTAGGAAACTAATTCCTGCTCTTTATGAGCTGCATAAGAAGAATCTACTTTCAGAAGATTTTGTGATTACTGGAGCATCCAGAACACAACACAGTAAGCAGAGTTGGTTACACACGCTTGGTTCTTATCCAGAAGATTTCATTAATCGCTTGGATTATGTTGTTTGTGATTTGTCTGATGCAGAAAGTCTAAAGAAACTGAATATGGGAGAAGATGCAACATTCTTTCTCTCAGTTCCTCCAGAACGATATGGTGATGCAGTTCTCAGTTTGAAATCAACAGGTTTCATTGATGATCCGAAAACTAGTAGGATCATTATTGAAAAGCCTTTTGGATATAATCTACAATCTGCAGAAGAACTGCAAGTAATTGTAGAAGAAAATCTTCGTGAAAATCAGGTTTATCGTATTGACCATTATCTTGGAAAGGATACAGTCAATAACATTCTTGCTACAAGGTTCAGTAATATTCTTCTTGAACCTCTGTGGAATCGTGATTATGTTGAGGAGGTTCAAATCTTTGCAACTGAAACGATTGGTTGTGAAGGACGAGCACAGTATTATGAAACTGCTGGTGCTGTAAGAGATATGTTACAGAACCATATGCTTCAATTGCTTGCCCTGATTGCGATGGAAGCACCTTGTAAGAATAATGCAAAGGAGATTCGTAGAGAGAAGGTCAAAGTTCTTTCTGCAGCACGTCTTGGAACTAAACTGGTCTGCGGTCAGTATTCTGGATATAAGAATGAAAGTGGTGTAGACTACAACTCCCAGACTCCTACATTCGTTGCTGGTGATATTTACATTGATAATTGGAGATGGCAGGGAGTTCCTTTCTACTTTATGACTGGTAAGAAACTACCAGTATCTTGCGTTGAGGTTGTAATCAAACTTAAAGCACCACCAGTTCGTTTATTTGGCGAACATCAATATAATGATCGTATTGTGATGAGGTTCCAACCAGATCCTCATTTTGATATTCAGATCGATATTAAATCTCCTGGACTTGATGATAAGATTGAAACTGCTATCTTGAAACATAATTATCCTGAAGGTGCTATTGATGGATATGTAAAACTTTTTTATGATGCGGTCAATCAAGACCAATCACATTTTGTTCATTCAGAAGAAGTGCTAGAATCCTGGAGAATTGTTGATGAACTTCTTTGTGTTGGGGATTCTTGTCCTATCAACACAAGACCTTATTCTTATTCTGGAACTTGGGGTCCAGAGAAACAAATACAAAAAATTACTAAGTGGGATTATCCACTAAAACTTGTTTAGGAGAAAGTTATGAGAGTAGGATTAATTGGTTTAGGGCGGATGGGAGAAGGAATGTCCCGTCGTATGATGAAAGCAGGTATCGAAGTTTGGGGATATCGAAGGAATTATGAAAAAGCAAAAGAAGCATTTGAAAACGGATATGTTAACGGTGTTGCAGATTCTATTCAAAGCCTTGTTCAAATAGTTAAACATAAACAAAGTGGCGTGTCTGATGTATATGGGTCAGGTATCTTTATGATGGTTGTACCAGCAGAAACAGTAGAGGAAACAATCGATGAGTTACTACGATTTTGTGGTGAAGGAGATATTATTATTGATCATGGCAATAGCAATTTTAAAGACAGTCGGAAGAGAGCAGAACGTTTGGCAAAGATGGGTATCCAATATATTGATTGCGGTACTAGCGGTGGTGTTTATGGTCTGGATCGTGGATACTGTCTTATGGTTGGCGGTGGAAATACTGCAGTCGCCACTTGTAAAAGCATTTTTGATGCCCTCTCCCCAGATATTCACTCTGCCCCAAGGACTAACCCCTGCGACAACGTAACCTCTGCAGAGCACGGTTGGTTGCATTGTGGTGGTCCAGGAGCAGGACATTTTGTGAAGATGGTGCATAATGGTATTGAGTATGGTATTATGCAGGCATATGCTGAAGGGTTCAACATTCTAAAGAGTGCAAACAATGGAGCACAATACGTCAAAGAAGGAGATGCAGAGGTCGCACCTATGGCAGATCCAGAAAGTTACTGCTATGATATTGATGTTGCTGAAGTGGCTGAGTTATGGCGTCGCGGTAGCGTTGTTAGTAGCTGGTTACTTGACCTTACTGCTGATGTGTTGCGCAGCAGCCCAGAGCTTAAACAATTCTCTGGTGGAGTATCCGACAGTGGTGAGGGTCGCTGGACTGTTACTGCCGCTGTGGATCTGGGGGTTCCCGCTCCTGTCATCACCACTGCTCTTTATGAAAGATTTAATTCACGCAATCTGGGCACTTTCGCTGCCAAGATTCTAAATGGTATGAGATATATGTTTGGGGGACACCACGTTAGATGATTAGTTCGGAGACATCTTATAAACTGGCTGAGATCATTCGTGATACTTGGCCAGGTCTTTACAGGAACTCAAAAGTATCGTATAATAAAACACCTTCCATAAATAATTTTCAAAACTTAAATCATATGAAATTCACAGTATATTCGAAAGATGGTTGCCCCTATTGCAGTAAAATCGAACAGGTGCTACAGTTATCCAATCTTGAGCATGTAGTGTATAAGCTTGGAACTGATTTTAATCGAGATCAATTTTATGCTGAATTTGGAGAAGGATCTACATTTCCACAAGTGATTTTAAATGATCAAGAACATATTGGTGGTTGTACTGATACTGTTCAATATTTAAAGGAGCAAAATCTGGTTTAATGGAAAACACTTTTCACGAAGTTTATTTTGATGTAGAAAAGGCAATTGATCTTGCCTTTAATGGACAATTTGTTTTAAAATTTTATGATTATTTAAAAATTCGCAAAACACTTAGGCGTGAAGTAGAGGAATTTATTGAAAGTTCTACTGCATCTAATATAAGTAACGTTGTTATGGATTTGGATGAATATCTTGAAGGTGGATCAGATAATGCTCATAAACAACTTCGTGAAGGTTATGGTCATATTTCAAAACCTCAAGCAAGAAAAATAAGAAACTATCTTTATAGTATTCTTGAAGATGCCTGGAGATACAGCGATGACAAAAGACCAGGAAGGAGAAAAAAGAAAACTAAATAACTCAGAGCCTCAGATTAATCGAGGTGTTGAATTATTATTACGGAATAGGAGGAAGAGAGCATCAGAACCAAAAACTTTTCAAATGAAGTTTGGTAAAATGATCTCTCTATTCCGTAGAGAGTTTCATTTCTTTATAGAATTTCATTTTGATATTAAGAAAAAATAAACTCTCTGGAGAGAACAAATGGGAACAGCATATGTAATAACATTCATAGTAATGTTCACTTTGCTTTTTTTTATGGTTGGAGGTATAATTGGCTGGTTAGTTTATAGACATCTGTTAGAAAATAAACCTCCTTATTTACATCCAGAGTTTTTTGATGAGAATGGTCAGATAATACCTGACGAAATAGTATCTGTAAGATTTGAAAATAGCGATTACGATTATGAGTACGACGAAGACGAGGAAGAAGACTGAAGATAATATCGAATCTCTTCCCACAAATCCTTTTGTGTTTGAAGTTTTAGAACTTGCTTCAAAACAAAGATCAAATGTTAAAAAGGTTGAAGTTCTTAAAGCATATGAACATGATTCTCTTAAAACAATTTTTGTTTGGAATTTTGATGAATCTGTAATCTCAATGCTTCCAGAGGGCGATGTTCCTTATGCTGATACAAATGAGCAAACAATTTATTCTGGAACTCTGTCTGAAAATTTAAAAAGAGAAACTGACGGTGGAGAGTCTGCAACAGGTCAAGATCTTGATGGGAGAGGTAAGACTTCCCTAAGAAAAGAGTATCAAAATCTCTATCATTATGTAAAGGGTGGAAATGACTCCCTTACAAATATTCGCAGGGAGATGATGTTTATTAATCTTTTAAGAGGACTTCATTCTAAAGAAGCAGAGATTTTGATTCTAGTTAAGGATAAAAACCTTACGGATAAATATAAAATAACTCAAGAAATTGTTAAACAAGCCTACCCCGATATTACTTGGGGAGGTCGTTCGTGAATTCTATGAGAAGTTTAATTGATAGAGTAAAGGGAGAAAATATGACTGAATCTGACAGAAAAGAAAAGCAAGTTCTCCCTCATGAATATGGATGTCAGATTCTCTTAGAAAAAACATCAATTGAAAAAGTAAAGGATCCTTCATTTCCAAACGATGCTTATTTAATCTGGTATATTGTTGATGGTAATCAACATATGGACCTAACACGTTGTAGTAGGAAAGTAAATTTATTTGATATGTATTATGATAAGTATGGTCCAGGTGCAGTTCAAAAAATTGATTTTGGTTATGGAAGAGTGAATCCCCGACTTTGGGGATATAAACAACCTGAGAAAAAGAAAAGAAAATGAGTGCTGGATTTGGTGGTCAAGGAAAAGAAAATAGAATCGGTAAAGATGCTAGCATTACTATTGACCTAGATAATATAGATATTGTTCTAAAACAATATAAAAAAATTAAAAAGTATCAAAAATCATCTCTGTACGCTATCAAAACAATGGACGGAACAGAAGATATTGTGAGTTCATTGATAAAGGAAGCGGAGGAAAATCCACTGTAAATGGGGAAGCATTATCTACTCAATTTGTATGGATGCTCGTTTGTTCTTTTGGACGACGAGCGTTGTCTTATAGACTTACTAGAAAACGCAGCGATAGCGAGCGGAGCAACTGTAGTTCAAACAATTTCAAAAAAGTTTGATCCACAGGGAGTTACTGTTATTTGTTTATTATCGGAAAGTCATATAAGCATTCATACATGGCCTGAGGAAGGTAAAGCAGCAGTGGATGTGTACACTTGTGGGGATTGTAATCCAAAGATTGGTTGTGATATAATCATTCAGCAACTCTATGCATCCAACCATACATTGAGTTACATAGAACGGTAACAAAAGTTACACAATAAAAATCTAATATATTAATACGTTCATCGCTTATTGCGACGGAAGTAAGTTGACGCGGAACGGATCGTTCATTCGCTATTCGCAAATAGCGAACGCAAACGCCGACTGAAGGAACGCTCTTTAACCTAAAAAACTAAGGAGAAAACCTAATGTCAAAAGTAGTCTATCGTGGTGTCGAATATGATACCTCAGATCGTCCTAATCAAACATTTAAGCGTGAACCACGAGTAGAAATCTATCGTGGGTCTATGTTTTATGTTGATGAGAATGGAAACAAACTCTCTATGCAAAAAGCAGGAGGGCAAAAATGAATACTTACTTCGTTCGTTACCTTAAAAGAAAGGCAAAGAAGGAGAAACTTCTCAAAGACGCACAACTGAATATGGCTAAGCAACCACAAGTTGCTTGATTCTAGAGAGGGACTTGACTCCCTCTCTTTTTTTATCTATAATTATTTGTGTGAGGGTTTATAAAAATGGATAAAGAAAAACTTAAATTCATAGTAAGAAATCTTGAGTCTCTTGTTGACTGTCTTAAGTCGGAAATTTACTCTGATGTTGATGTGAATTCATACAAGCAAGAATTTCAATACGAAGAAATTGCCCCTTATATCGATGATTATGATGAAGTTTTTTATGATGAGGAAGATGATAATGAAAAATATGAATCAGTAAAAATTAATAAAAAAAATACAAATAATGATGGAGATGGACTGTGAAGGAACTCAACGAAGAATTCGAATTCATGAAACCAGAAGTAAAACTTGTTTCAGTAACACCAGATGCAGAAAAGCATATGGCATACTGTGCAAGAGTAAGTAACCCAAAGAATCAAGACAATGAAAGTTTTGATGGATTGCTCAAGTATTGTATTAAACATCAGCACTGGAGCATCTTTGAGCAAGCAACGATGACTGTAGAGATTAATACTACAAGAGGTATCGCGGCTCAGATTTTACGTCACCGTTCTTTTACATATCAAGAATTTTCACAACGATATGCAGATACTAATCTTCTGAATCAAACTATCCCTCTTCCAGAACTTCGTCGGCAGGATGATAAGAATCGCCAGAATAGTATCGACGATATTCCTGACTATTTGAAACTCACTCTACTAGAAGACATCAGAATGCATTTTGAGCAGTCTCAGAGACTCTACAACCGCCTTCTAGACAAGGGAGTAGCAAAGGAGTGTGCAAGGTTTGTACTGCCCTTAGCGACGCCCACACGCCTCTATATGACCGGTTCTGTAAGGTCATGGATACACTACATTGATTTGCGTTCTGCACATGGTACACAGAAAGAACATATGGAGATTGCAGAAGCAGTTCGTTGTATTTTTACTTGTAAATTTCCAGCAGTGTCTGCTGCTCTTGGTTGGACTCGGGATAATTGTGATGATTGTGAAAGTATTCAACCCTCAATTCGTATAGACTAAATATTCTCATATAAAATGGAGGAGTAAACTTGGCGATTTATCCGATTATTCATAAAGAAACTGGTGAGAAAAAAGTTATTGAAATGAGTGTCCATGACATTCAACAATGGTATAAAGACAATCCCGAATGGCAAAGGGATTGGTCTGAAGGGTGTGCATCTCCAGGAGAAGTTGGAGAATGGCAAAATAAACTCATCCAGAAAAACCCTGGATGGAATGATGTTTTAGGTCGTGCGGCAAAGATGCCGGGTTCAAAAGTCAAAAAAATCTAACTTTATATGGCAAGAAGAAAAAGAGAAGACCAACCAATCGGAGTTGGAATGACTACAAAGCAAATGAAGCGTAAGAAGCCAATCAATCTTGATTTGATGAGAGAGATTGAACCTCTCACTGAAAATCAAAAACTTTTATATAAAGCATATGAAAAAAATCAAAACATCGTTGCTTATGGATGTGCAGGAACAGGTAAAACATTTATTACATTGTACAATGCACTTCAAGATGTTTTAGATGAAAGAAGTCCTTATGAAAAAATTTACATCGTAAGGTCTCTTGTTGCTACTCGCGAGATTGGTTTTCTTCCAGGAGACCATGAAGATAAATCGTCACTTTATCAAATTCCTTATAAGAATATGGTAAAGTATATGTTCCAAATGCCCGATGATGCATCTTTCGAAATGCTCTATGGAAACCTCAAAACTCAAGGAACTATTAGTTTTTGGTCTACTTCTTTTATTCGCGGAACTACTTTGGATAATTCAATTATCATAGTAGACGAATTTCAAAATCTGAACTATCATGAACTTGATAGTATCATCACTCGTGTTGGTGAAAATAGTAAGATTATGTTCTGTGGTGATGCTACTCAAAGCGATCTTATTAAGACCAATGAAAAGAATGGAATTATTGACTTTATGAAAGTTCTTCGTATTATGCCTTCAATTGATATTGTTGAATTTGGAGTTGATGATATTGTTCGCTCAGGTCTAGTTAAGGAGTATATTTTGGCTAAAATGGAAGTCGGTGTATGACATTTATTCATCATAATTACTTGGGTGATCTTGAATTAGAAAAGAAAGAAACAAACGGCACTCGCTTTTACCATCTTCCTGATGGGCAGTGGGTGCCTTCAATTACCTCAGTTACCTCATTTTACAATCGTCAAATTTTTGTTGATTGGAGAAAGCGTGTTGGTATTGAGGAAGCAAATCGTATTACAAAAAAAGCAACTTCAAGAGGAACAGATTTTCACCAAGTATGTCAGGATTATCTAGAAAATAAAGAACTTGACTGGAATAATTATCAACTCCTAACAAAACATATGTTTTATCATGCTAAATCAGAGCTTGATAAGATAAATAATATTCACGCGATTGAAAGAACTCTCTATTCAGAATATCTTGGACTTGCAGGAAGAGTTGATTGTATCGCAGAATATGATGGAGAACTAGCAGTTATTGACTTTAAAACCTCAGAAAAAATTAAACCAGAAGCGTGGATTGAAAATTATTTTGTTCAAGAAACATTCTATGCAGCTGCTTACTACGAACTAACAGGAAAGGTTGTAAAAAAACTTATTACATTGATGGTTACTCCTGGAGGAGAAGTCAAGGTATTTGACAAAAGGAATAAAGGGGACTATATTAAGTTATTAGTTCGCTATATTAAAGAATTTGTACATCACAATACTAGGCCAGATGGAGAATGAATTAGAAAAAGTATTAGAAAATAAGTTCTTCTGCCCATCACGTTTTGCACAAGAGATCGAAAATCTTGTGCAAATAAATGTTGATATGAATTATATTGATGCTATTATTTACTTCTGTGAACAAAATAGTATTGACTTAGAATCGGTTCCAAAACTTATTTCAAAACCACTGAAAGAAAAAATTAAGTACGAAGCAATGGAACTGAACTTTTTGAAAAAAACATCGCGTGCAAAATTAATTTTTTAAATGGCTCCCTTTGATGCTTATAAATGTTATCTGTCTTTGAAAAATCATTTTACCAAAGACAGTTATGATTACTTTAAATATTGCGGAAAATCAAGAGCAACTGTTCAATCATTTTATAAAAGAAAAGATAGATTTTGGTTTGAAAAAGTATCAAGACAAAAATCAGATCAAGAAGTTATAGATTTTTTTGTTGCTAATTTTGTATCTTGTCCAGATCCAGAAACACTTTGGATTGGAGAAATGATCAAAGAGGGAGAGGAAAGATACCAAAACTGGCAGAAGAAAATTCAATCACTTTCTTATGTCTTCAAGGAAGAAAGTCAATCTTTATTTGAAGAAAATAAATTTCAGGATGTTTTTAAATGTTCTAAAGGACATCCAGTTCTTTTAAAGAAATTTTTAAGTGGTAAAGTTTCTTTGGAAACAATGGTTCTTCTTGATAGAGTATTTGCATATTCGAATAACTTTGATAAAAAACTGCAAGATCCTGTGTGGAAAACCGTCAGTCGTAGAATTAAAAAATACAGCCCTTTCATAAATACTGACGTATTTCGTTATAAAAAAATTTTGAAAGAAATTATTCTGGAGGATCAATGAGTTTTTTTAGTTCCGAAGTCGTTCGTGCAGAGATGACGGAAATTGCAGAACTTCAAGAACAAATTTACGGAAACATTTTTAAGTTTCCAACAATGAGTAAAGAAGAAAAGCTTGAGCATGTTGAAGTTTTAGAAAAACTTTTGGATAAGCAAAAAATTCTCTACACAAGAATGAGTTTGTCTGATGATCCCGAAGCAATTGAAATGAAAGAACGTATCGTTCGGTCTGCAGTTATGATGGGAATGCCCCCAGGAACTGATATGAATATCATTCTTAATAATATGTCTAAGATGCTTGATGTAATGAAAGAAAAAATTGACAAGACAGGTTCTGACCTGTAGAATAACGAAGTACACAAAAGCCAAATCCTATTAATACGGAGTAATCTAATGTCTTTCGAAAATCTCAAGAAACAATCCAAACTGGGTTCTCTGACTTCTAAACTGGTAAAAGAAGTAGAGAAAATGAGCACTACTTCTGGAGGTGCTGATGAGCGTCTCTGGAAACCAGAGATGGATAAAACAGGTAACGGTTTCGCAGTAATTCGTTTTCTTCCTGCTCCTGAAGGAGAGGAACTTCCTTGGGCAAAGATGTATTCACATGCTTTCCAAGGACCTGGTGGATGGTATATTGAAAACTCTCTGACCACAATCGGTCAAAAAGATCCTCTTGGAGAATACAACCGAGAGCTGTGGAATACTGGTACTGAATCTAATAAAGAAATTGTACGTAAGCAAAAGCGTAAACTATCTTATTACAGCAACATCTATATTGTAAAGGATCCTGTAAATCCTCAGAATGAAGGTAAAGTCTTTCTGTTTAAGTATGGTAAGAAAATCTTCGATAAGATCATGGAAGCAATGCAACCTGAGTTTGAGGATGAAACTCCTATCAATCCTTTTGATTTCTGGCAGGGTGCTAATTTCAAACTCAAGATCGTAAAGAAAGATGGATACTGGAATTACGATAAGTCCGAATTTGGTTCCATTGAACCACTACTGGACGATGATGATGCGATGGAAGCAATCTGGAAGAAGCAGTATTCTCTGACTGCAATCACTGCTCCCGATCAGTTCAAGTCATATGAAGATCTTGAGCGTCGTATGAATATGGTTCTGGGCATCAAAAATTCTTCTCCTGCTCGCTCCCGTGCTGTGGTTGAACAGGAAGATGACCTAGAAGAGTTCTCTCAAACCCCTACTGTTCAAGATCGTGTAGTGGAAGAACTGGAACAATCTTATGCTCGTTCTAAGTCTCCTTCTCTTCCCAAAATTGCAACGGAAGATGAAGATGAAGATGATGCTCTTGCATATTTCTCACGTCTTGCTGAAGAATGATTAGCTAGTTAATTTTATATTATCTCCTCTCTTAAGGGTCTCGCTAACATATTGCGAAGACCCTTTTTTATATTCCATAAGATCGCTCATGTTATCTAATATAATACTTAGATATTCTTTTTTAATTACATAAATGTTTCTCTTATCATTTTCTATTTTATCTTCATATTCATAATTTGTTACTTCTAATGTTATATCTCCAGTATCAATCTGCTCATCAGTAAAGTAATCATAATAACTTACAGAATATCCTGATGGAACTTCAAGACCTGCAGGTACAATTATAACTCCTTGACTATTTTTAACTTCTGTAGTTTCATAATGATGAATTCCACTGTAAAGAGTTTCATAATCACCATACTTATTCATCAGATAACTATCAAAGGAATCTTGAGTTAATGGCCACTCTGTTTGAATATTGACTATATTGTTACAGATAAGAACTAACCAGTCTAATGTTGAATCACCATAAACATCAAAAGCGACATTATCTGGGCGATCATTTCCTCTAATTTTATATCTTTCAAAGAAAGTTAAATCTTGAAAAATATCTTCACGAAGTTTACCTCTTTTAAAGATATTTTTTACTTGAATATAATCCCCAATATTACTGTTTGGTAGTCTATTAACATAGTCAAAGTTTGGGACTTGGCGGAAGTATGGATTAGACATTTTAGTAACCTATGAAGTTATCTTGATCTTTATCTAGATCTGTGTAATCATCATTAAAGATTGGTTCTAGTTCTTGGAATTGTAATTGCAATTCATAAGAAGTCATAGATGGTTCTCCTGCGTAAGTCATATATTGACCATCTGGAGTGTAATTAACATTGCATTGGGTTAATGCACACTCTTTAAATGTATTTAAGTATGGGTGCTTTTTTTTACCTGCGGTTAAATATTCTATACCAAAAGTATTTGGTGCTTTTAAAAGAAGAATAGATTGGCTCCTTTGAACAGACATTGCTTGTTTAAAATATCTAATAATTGTTCTAACAATTTTTGCTTCACTTGCACTTCTTGGAGATAATCTAAATGAAAAACTAAAACTTCTTAATTGAGGTCCCGTGAATAATAACTCTGAATTTGGGTTTAATACCTGACCATATGCTCTTGAAAGCACATTTGTTCCCGTTACTGCTTGATTAGTTTTTACTGCTACAATAGAAGCAAGAGTTTTTTTATCAGTTGCATTTATAGCACCGATTGTATTTTGTGCTGAGGCAGTACCTGCTTCTACACCACCAGAAACAAAACTAGTAATAAAGTCCGAAATTCCTTGAGTTGCAAGATCTAAATCATCTCTCTGCCAATCGGCACTGTTTGAGTCGCTAATTCCTCCAGGAATAGGTAAAAAAATAGTTCCTATTGGAGTCTTGTTCTTTAATCTTCTTCTATCGTAATTTTCCGTAAAACTCAATCCTCTTGCCTCATAATTAAAAATTGTAAATTTTATACAATCTTGGTGTTCAAGTTGAAGATTTTCTGGATATCTTATGTTTGTTGATGCTTCGTTATATTTTTTTCTTGCTATTGCTTCTTTTTTAGATTCTTCATCAAGTGCAGTAAGATCTTCTTTCTTTATGCCTGATGCGTTTGGAGATTCTTCTTGTTGTTGTGGAGTATTATTAAGTGCTGCTTCTGTCTGTACTGGAGTTGCTCCTTGCTTCGGTAATGCTGCTCTTACAGATCCAACCACTGCTTTATTTAAAGAACCTCCAGGTTTAATAGAGCTAATTTCCTCAGCAGTAAGATTGGTATTAGATGTTGTTATTGGTTGATTTTCATTTGTCCCTCTTCCTGAACCTGGAGTAAACCAAGTTTTTCCACCATCTCTAGTAACAGCAGTATCTGGATAATCTGGAGTGCTTCCTCTCCCTTCAACTGCTTTTTGAATCCTAACTTCAGAACTTATTACCTTACCATCTTTTAGAGTTGCTACTGTTTCTGTTCTATACTTAATACCATTTAAAATAAATGGTTCGCTAATAGTATTTCTCTGCCCACTGGCTCCACCAGGATTTCCACCAGATTGGTATGTTTGTGAAGACGGCACTTTTACACGTAGTTTTTATTTATTTAGACGGAATTTTGCATATTGAAGAGATAGAAGTTCATCAAGTTCTTCATACTTAACTACATGCAGTTGTCCTGCTATCTCTTCCCAAGTATAATTTCTAGGTTGTCTCCAGTGAAAATTAATTGCTTTAAATCCCCATTTTTGTATTTCTGTACAAGCAATTAGTGGATGTTGATCATAATCAATTCCTGGAGTTTTGGGATTGTAGATAAAAGTATAAAACTTTCCCACCTCTGGTATCCAAGTCTTTTCAGTAAAAAATTGCATAATTAAAATCATTATATCTTCTGGATCTTTTATACCCAACCTTTCAACTTCCTGCTTGAGTTTTTTAACTCTTGCAGTTGAACCAGAAGAAACATATTGTCCAAATCCTCCTGCCATTATTTTATACCCAATTGATCTTCTGTGATAACTTTGAACTCTATAAGTCTATCCTTACAAAACTCATCTGCTGCTTTCCACTTTGCTTGATTTATTGCATATGTTTTTGCTTCATAAAGATATGATTTAGTTATTCTTGATTTTTTTTGTGGAGGAATTGTTTGTTTTTTTGGCTTCACTTCAATAACATAAGTTTTTATTTCTCCAGTTTGTTCTTTGACTTTAACTATAAAATCTGGAAAATACCTATGTATCTTATTATCAACTGGCGATCTATATGGAATTGAAAATTCCTCACTTCCCCACTCTAAAATATTTTCATTGTGATCGCACCAATAGCAAAATTTCCTTTCCCAGCTACTTCTGCAAATAATATTATTTGCATCACCTTTATATTTTTGGGGAAATGATGGTTTGTATTTGCTTTTAATACTTTCTGCCATTATCTTTACTACATAATATATCAGTCAAAAAATATTTATAAATGCCTACCAAAAGGACAGTAGATCAAATTAAAGCAAATTTACTTCGTCCAGCACTTACTTCTTATTTTGAAGTTGAGATTCCAAAAATATCATCTAGAACTGGTGAATTTGAATCATTCTTAAGTAATAATGGCGTTTTATTCAATCAAGAAAAACTTAATTTACTATGCTCCGAAACTTCTCTTCCAGGTTCTTCACTTGCCACCCATGAAATCAATAATGATTATATGGGAGTAACTGAAAGACATGCATATAGAAGAATATATGATGATCGTATTGATTTTTCTTTTTATGTAGATGCTGAAAATTATTTACCCATCAGATATTTTGAGTCATGGATAAAGTGGATTGTGGATGAGAGTATTGCATCTGGAGATAAAGGTCCTGTAGGAGTACTGAATAAATCATATTTTTATAGAATGAAATATCCTGATGATTATGTTTGTGATAGTGGATTAAAAATTACAAAATTTGAAAGGGATCATACTAATAGATCATTGGAGTATGAATTTGTAAGAGCATATCCAATATCTATTACATCAATGCCAGTTTCGTATGATACATCATCTCTTCTAAAATGCACAGTTTCATTTACATATCTAAGATACGTTCTTAAACCTTCAAACGGAAATAGAGATAATGTATCCTCTATTCAGAGAGAAATAAAATCTGGAGATCCTTCATCGCCAGTAACACAAGCAGCAATAAATGGATCATATTATGGTCCTGCCTTTCAAACGAATGAAGAAGCAAATAGGCAGGCTGCAATTTTAAGAGGGGAGAATGTGCAATAAATAATCACACCTGAATTTTTCTATAGGTCATTATGCCTTTACCTAAAATTGCTACTCCAATATATCAACTTGAATTGCCATCAACAGGAGAGTCAATTCAATATAGACCATTTTTAGTAAAAGAAGAAAAAGTATTAGTAATTGCTTTGGAAAGTGAAGATACTAAGCAAATTACTACTGCGATTAAAACAGTAATCAAAAATTGTATTCTTACCAAAGGGATCAAGGTAGAATCTCTTCCAACCTTTGATATTGAATATTTGTTTTTGAATATTCGTGGTAAGTCTGTTGGGGAAGAAATTGAAGTAAACGTTATTTGTCCTGATGACCAAGAGACAAATGTTTCTATAAAAATTGATTTAGATTCTATCAAAGTAGAAAAGAGTGAGAATCATACAAATAAAATTAAAGTAGATCCAAAAATTATGATGGAGATGAAATATCCATCATTGGATCAGTTTATTAAAACAAACTTTGATTTTAAAAATGATAATGCAATGGATCAATCATTTGAATTGATTGCATCATGTATTGATAAAATTTATACTGAAGATGAGGTGTGGGTTGCAGCGGATGTGACTAAAAAAGAACTGATTGAATTTTTGGAACAAATGAATTCATCTCAGTTTAAGGAAATTGAGAAATTTTTTGAAACAATGCCAAGACTTTCGCATAAAATTTCAGTAACAAATCCAAAAACAAAAGTTGAAAGTGAAGTTGTTCTGGAAGGGTTAGCATCTTTTTTCGCATAGCCCTGGTCCATATGGACCTTGAGAATTACTTTAGACTTAATTTTGCTTTGATTCAGTACCATAAATATTCACTATGGGAGATTGAAAACATGATTCCCTGGGAAAGGGATATTTACGTTGAGTTATTAAAGCAACATTTAGAAGAAGAAAAACTAAAACAACAATCAAATGGCGGTCAATCCTTCTAAAAATTTGAATGCCTTAGTTCCATATAAGGGAAAAGGAGGGACTGATCTTGTTAGTGAAAAAATAGATGAAAGAATATTAAGACTTCTTGGTCTAGAGGATGTATTTGATATCGATTATGATACTTATATTTCTCTTCTTAGAGAAAGAATGGCTTCTGCTAGAATGTCTAAACAATCCATTCCAACAGAAGAAGTTGAATTAATAACTGAAGAATGGAAAAGAATAAAGAAAAAAAATGGTAGGTTTAGAATAAAAAAAATTACTGCAGAGAGTTTTAAAAAAGGTAGTTCTGTAGGAATTCAGTTAGGAAAGCAAAAGTTTCTTAATGGTCTATCTATATCATCTAAGAAATTAGCATTACCTCCAGCAATTAATAAAATGTCTGGTGGGAATGATATTGAAGATATTAAAAATGCTCTCGCAGAAATTATTAGCAATTTAACCATACAGAATAAAGATCAGAAAAAAATATTAGAAAGACAAAGATTTGATAGTGAAAAAGAAAGAAGAGCATCTAGAGAGGCACTTTTAGAAAAAGGTTTTTCTAAAGCAATAAGTGCTGCTCAAAAGATGTTAGCACCTGTTAAATCTTTGCTTGATAAAATTATTGATGCGATTGTTGCTATTTTTATTGGAAGATCTATTGTAAAACTTATTGAATGGTTTTCTAATCCAGACAATAAAGAAAAAGTAAAGAGCATTTTCAAATTTCTTGGAGAACATTGGCCAAAACTTCTTGCTCTGTATTTGAGATTTGGAACAGGTCTTGGAAGATTTATTGGTGGATTATCATCACTCCTAATTAAAGGTACGTTAAGACTTGTTCAGGTAGCAGCAAGACTAGCAGCAAGGGCAGGATTAAAAGGTGCTGGTAAAGTTGCTGGATTTTTAGGTGGTCGTGGTGGAAAATTTCTAGGTGCTGGACTAGAAGTTGCTGCCACCGTTGGATCAACAATGGCATTGAGTAAAGGTATAGAAAATTTTAGTGGATTTAAATTTGCTGGAGGAGGATTAGCAAACTTTAAAAAGTTTTTTGGATTTTCTGGTGGTGGGACTAGACCTGGATATATCAGTGGACAGAAAGGAATAGATAAAATTCCTGCTATGTTAAGTGATGGTGAATTTGTTATGTCTCGTGGTGCTGTTGAAAAGTATGGTACAGATACCTTAGAAGCAATGAACGCTGCTGGTGGTGGAACTAATAGACCACGAATGATTAGTGGGACAACTTATGCTGCTGGTGGAGGGCAAATTGGAACTCGTAGTGTTGCGCCTTCATTATCTGGGAATGAAAAAATTGCTTATAATCAATTGCAAATGAATTTCCCAACAGCAAAACCTTATCATATTGCTGCTGCTCTTGGAAACTTTTCAGTTGAAGCTCCTGGATTAAAACCAAATACTGCTCAATACGGTGGAGGTCCTGGTAGAGGAGTGGCGCAATGGGAAACTCCTGGAAGATGGGATACTGCTGTAAAGAGATACGGTCCAGGAATTTTTAACAGCTTAAGTCAGCAAATGGATTATGTTAAGTATGAAATGGATACTGGTAATCCAGATTCTCAAGGAAGACCTCAACTTCCATGGGGAAGAAATGCAAAGAGCTCTTGGTTAGGTTCTAAAAACTTAATTGAAGCAACCAAAAATTTTATGATCGGATACGAGGCACCTGGTGTTCCACACGAATCTGAGAGAATAGCATCTGCTAAAAGAATATTAAATTCAGGATCTCCAGCATCTTCAAATATTGCAGCGAATCCAAAGGTTCAACCGACACAGAAACCAAATATATTCCAGAGATTGGGATCTGGAGTTGCATCTATATTTGGTCTTAATCAACCAGCAAAAGCAGAACCAATTATTAAATCAAAACCAAAACCAAGATTTGCGGGAGGACTTGCACCAGATTCTTCACAAAGAAAATCATCATCAATTCCAACATTGACTTTTTCTGCATCAAAGTCTAGGGCATCTCAAAGAAATATTTCTGCTCCAATGAATTTAATGCCTGAAATTGTATATGAAGTTGTTGCACCTAGCACAACAAAACCATCTGGAGGTGGAACTGGTGGTTCTCCTCAAATACCTTCATTTAGTAATGTTCATGCATCTAATAATGCAGGTAGAAATGCAAAGTTACTTGGAGTAAGATAAGTAGATGGAACCAAAAGCATTAGCACCTGCAAAAATAAATCCAACAAAACTTTTAGGTGGTTCTATTTTTTCTACTAAAAAAATTAATACATCTAATCTTATAGATGATACTGTTACAATTCGAAGAAGTGATTTATCAATCATTAAAGGTCAAGTTATAGAAGTAAAAAACTTGATTAAAAGTTCTACTTTATTAAAACAAGCAGAATTGGAAAGGAAAAGAAAGGAAAAAGAAAAAGATAAATTTACAAAAAAAGAAACAGGACTTGAAGCAAAGAAAGAAGAACCTGGTGCAAATAAAGTTAAAGTTCCTGGACTTCCTAAATTAGGATTTTTAGATAGAATTAAAAATATTATCTTTACTGTTTTGCTTGGAAGATTTATTGTTAAGATGCTTCCAAATCTTCCAAAACTGGTTGGAATTGTAAAAGCAGTTAGTACTGGAGTAGAATTTGCTGCTGATTTTGCTGTAGGTTTGATTAATGCCTTAGGTACTTTTATTCAAAAAGCAGATGAGGCATCTATACAAACTCGTAAGTTTCTTAAAACTGTAGGTGGTGATAATACTGTTAAACTTTTTGATGGATTTACTAGTGCAATAGACAAAGTTATTGAAGCAAGTATTATTGCTGCTCTTGCTGTTGCTGATTTGGGTGGTGATGGTAAAGAAGTATCAATTAAAAGAGGATTTGATCGATATGGGAGAAAGGTTGGAACAGAAGTGCAAGAAAGATATCTGCAAAGATATGGTGAAAAACAATTTGTAGGGAGATTCGGGCAAAAGGCACTCCAAAGAGTTGCTACAAGAGGAGCAGGACAAACAATAGAAAAAGGATTATTAAAAACTCTTGTTAAGAGAATACCAATAGTTGGAGGATTGCTTGACTTTGCACTTAATTATTTTGTTTTTAAAGAACCTCTTGGAGAATCTGCATTTAGAGCAGCTGGTTCAACATTAGTCAGTGTTCTTGGAGGAGCGATAGGAAGTATTTTTCCTGGTCCAGGAACTATTGTTGGTGCAGCACTTGGAGGAGTTGCGGGTGATGCACTTGCATCCACATTATATGATATGATTTTTAAAAATAAAGTACCGACCCAAAAGAAAGTTCAAGGTCGTGCTCAAGGTGGTCCTGTAACTAGAGGTGGAAAACTTGTTGGAGGTCCTGCAAAAAGAGGAGTTTCTAAAACCAAAAAGAGAGGAGTAACTGCTCAACCAACAAAATTAAAACCGGGTGTTGATATTGGTGGTCAAAAAAATATTGAAAAAGTCTTTCCATCACCAACTGGTAAAGATAAAGATAAACAAGTAAACCCTCTTGAATATATTAAAAAGAGTTATGATAGAGTTAGTAAGGCACCATTCTTTGGTCCTTTATTATCATTAACTACTAAGGCATTATCAGGTCAAAAACCATCACAGTTAGATTATTTTATTGCTGCTCAGGGAATTAATAACTGGATGAATATAACATTTAGTTCTGGTGTCTTAAGAACTGGAGGCGCATTTGCTGGGGGAGGGGAGGCAAATGCTGAAATGTTCTTAAAAGGTGAAGATCTTACTCAAGTAATTGCAAAATCTTTAGAGGATAATGCATCGCAACAACTTGAAGGAAGTATTCAAGATTTGATGAAGCAGATGATGTTGAAACCGAGTGAGGAATCAAAGAAAGAACCTAGCACAGGACAACCTAGTGTTGGTGGAGAATATTCTCCAGAGGGAATTCAGGGTGAGATATATCAATATCTTCTTTCCAAAGGTCTGGATGATAATAAGGCACTTGGTATTATGGCGAACATATTTCGTGAAAGTGGATTTAGACCCGGAGTTTCTGAATCTGGTGGTCCTGGAGTTGGTTTATTCCAATATTCAAGTGCGGGAAGAAAGGATGCATTCTTAAAAGCAGTACCAGACTACGCTACGAATTGGAAAGGGCAAATTGATTTTGCATTAAAAGACGATGTAGCTCCACAATATTTACAAAAACAGTTTTCTTCTCCACAAGAAGCTGCAGACTGGTGGATGAGAGAATGGGAAAGACCTGCGGAATATATTCAAAATACAGAAGGACCAAGAATACACAGAGAATATCTTGCAAGTCTTGAAAAATATAGAACTAAAAAAGGATATGAACTCCCTACCGGAGTTGCAAAAGGTTTTGATGGATATATTACTGGAGATCCGTCAAGTCCTAACTATGATCCATCTCATGGTGGTGGTAATTATCATGATCATTTATCATTTAAAGATAGAGCAACTGCCGAAAGAGCATATAAATTTTTTACATCTAAGGGATTTAAAGTTACTGAATTTAAAGGATATGGTGCTGGGGTTACTGGACCACACAGCGGAGCTGGTTCTTTACATCATTCTGGACTTGCATTTGATATTCCTGGATATCAGTGGGGAGGTGTTGGTGCTATAGGACAAAAAGAATACAGTGGTTCAGCAAAAGTTAGAGAAGCACTATCACAATTTAGATCAGGAAAATCTTTATTTGGTGGTGGTCTAACTGGAAAGGGTGGACTTACCATGACACATCCTGGAGAATATATTATTGATAAAGATTCTGTAGATGCTTTTGGAATTGATTTCTTTGATATCATTAATCAAACTGAAAGTGTTGCACAAAGAAAAAATTCAGCAAAACAACTGATGAGTATTCTTCAGTTCTATGCTGGTTATGAGGCAGGTGGAAGACAAAAAATTAAAGTGAAAGTTCCTGCTCCACAAGTATCATATGTTACTGTACCCGTTCCTATTGGTGGAGGAATGGTGATGACTGGTAGTTCTTCTGTAGACTCTGATTATGATTCGACATATGCTGGACATTAAATAGTGTAGGAAGTAAAGTCTTATGAATAATCAAGTATTAACTACAAGAGATATTAGAAGTATTGATGTTCCCACTATCAATATTCTTTCAAACGATCAGAAAACAAATTCTGATATTAAAAATGTTTGGACAGATCTCTATTATTATGAAAGCGTTTTGCAAGAAACCATTAGAGCATCTGTGATGTATGTTGATGCAGGTACTTCTATCGAAAAGGAAGGCAAACAAAAAACAATTCTTGAAGGATTGCCTATTGTTGGTCAGGAAAAAGTTTCATTAAAAATGAAAGATGCGAATAATATTGAATTGAACTTAAACTTATACGTCAATAAAATAACACCAGTAAAACAAGATACTACAAAATCTTTTGTCGGTCTTGATTTGGTTTCTAAAGAAGGAATTTTAAATCATCAAATAAGACTCAACAGTAGATTTGATGGAAAGATATCGGATCATATTAGAAGAGTATTGACCGATTCAAAGTATTTGAATACTGATAAAAATATTGATATTGAAGAGACTGATAATAATTATAATTTTATTGGTAACAATAAGAAACCTTTTTATACTGCTATTTGGTTATCAAAAAAAGCAGTTCCCAAAGGAGTTCAACCTGGAAATACTGCAGGTTACTTTTTTTATGAGACTTCTGATGGGTTTAAATTTAAATCTGTGGATAATCTTTTATCTGAGGTAGACTTAAATACGGGTAAAAAAAAGAATTATAAAAGTTTGATTTATACACAAACTCCTGATGGAGCAGGAAAAAATATTCCACTAGGATATTCTGCAAAAATACTGGAGCATAATGTAGATGATGTAAGTGGAAACATGCAATCAAAACTTGAGATCGGATCTTATTCAACAAAGACAATACTTTTCGATCCATTTAATTGTTATTATGAAGTTGTGTTACCAAAAACAGAACTTACTGAAAAGAAACTTAAATTAGCCGCAAAAGAACTTCCAAAGTTTAATCTAGAATTTAAAAATAGTTTTACAAGAACTCAATACATGCTGATTGATACTGGAACACTTCCTACAGGTGATACAAAACAACAGATAGAAAAATCAAAGGAAAAAAACTTTGACCCAAAAAATATTTTGAATCAATCTACAATGAGATATAATCAGTTGTTTAGTACAAGAACGACTATTACAATCGTTGCAGACTTTAGTTTACATGCAGGTGATTTAGTTTTTATTGATGCTGGTGTACCTGGACAAGAATTAGGAACTCTTCATAGTGGACTTTATCTTATTGCCGATTTGTGTCATTATATTAATAAAAAAGAAGGTGGGTGGACAAAATTAACTTTAGTTAGAGATTCTATAGGTAAAAAAGGATCTCCAACATATAATGCAATTTAATCTGTTAAATAGTAATACTATACAGGCACTAAAATGGATAGTGTAGAAAAGCATATAGAACACGACAAAAGCATACTTGATGATCCACTAATCTCTCCACAATCTCGTCGTCATACTGAACAAGAATTAGTAGCGTTGGAGAATTGGGTCAAGAATCATCCAGAGGATCATCGCGATCCATCACCGCTAGAACTATACTGTGATAGTAATCCAGAAGCACCCGAATGTAGAATATATGAGGATTGATGACTGAAGGAACTTTATTTAACTCAGGTTTTCTTGGAGCACATTTTAATTGGTGGATCGGTCAGATCGCTAGTGATTCAACTTGGCGAGATAATATTTTGCCAGGAAAATTTGAAAGTAAAGATCAAATTCCAGGATGGGGATATAGGTACAAAGTTAGAATCATAGGTCTCCATGATCTTGGAGAGACTGAGATTAGTTCTGATCAACTGCCTTGGGCACAAATAATGTATCCTGTTACTGCAGGTGGTGGTCAAGCAAACGCAAGTGCTACTGCAAACCTAAGGCAGGGAATGTTTGTCTTTGGATTCTTTTTGGACGGGCAGGATCAACAAGTTCCTGTTATTATGGGAGTTATTGGAAACAATTCACAAACAGATCTTGCAACAAAGATTGGCGATAATCGTGTAACAAATACTCAACCTGGAAGTCTAGCAACAAGTGGTTATGCAACTCCTGCAGATGGAAATAAAGACACAAACATAAAAGTTCCTGATGAAGGACTTAGAATTAATAAACCAACATCAAAAAATCAATCTGAAGAGTGCGCTCCAATACCACCAGGAACAACTCTTGACAAATATGGTCTTCCTTATGGAAAAGCTAATTCGTTTCAATTAAAAGATATACAAAGTGCTTCTGCTGAAGCAATAGCAAGAAATTTAACAGGAACTGCTTTTGATGACTTTGTTAAAAATGCAGTCCAAAATGGTATTAAAGCAAGATGCGAAGCAGCAAATTCTCCGATTTCTCCTTCTCAACCTGGAGCAACAAAAGAAAATGATGCTGTACATGAGCAAACAAAAGCAGACGTTGTTAGGAATGATTACTACAGCAGAAAAACTGTTTTAATGTCTCCATGCGATGCTGTTAAATCTGCTCTTAAAGCAATTCAAACTGAATTGGAAAATCTAACAAAAGATATTGATAAAGTTCTTAATGCTGCCCAATCATACGTGGATGCAGTTTCAAATTTACTTGGAAGTATTCAAGATTTGATTGCAGATTTTGCATGTAAAATTGCAAAATATATGAAAATAGTTTTCAACAAAATTATGGAATATATCTTAAAGCAAATCAATAAAGGACTAGCACCAACAATAGAACAACTTCCACCAAATCAAAGACATAGATATTTTGATATCAAGACATCTATTACAGAATTAATTACTTGTTTATACAATAAGATATCAAATAATTTGTGTGGTCTGATACAAGATATTTTAAATAAACAAATTACAAAAGAACTCCCTGAAGAAGTCGTAAAGGAAAAGAAAATAAGAATTCCTACTACTCCAATTTGTTCTGTTGAAATACTAACTGGAAATGTAATCGCATTAAATATGAACGATATGAATACTGGAATTAATGGAATTTTAGATAATGTAAATAATTTTTTAAATGATATTCAATCAGAATTGGGGATGGTTACTGATATAATAGAAGGAACGAAAAGTTTAGTTGATGGAATTAGTGGAAGTATTACGTCTGCTCTTAGTTTTGAAAATATAAAACTTAATGTTTTTGGATGTGACTTAAAACCAAACTGTGCCGCGTCAGATTATTATACGATTCAAAACGGAAGTGGTGCTGCGGAAGATCCACAACAACCAAGAGTTGCAGAAGTTGATAAAGCATCTCAAAAGAACATAACTGCAACTCAAATAACTGAAAAACCATATGCCCAACCTGGACAGAATCAGCCAGATATTCTTACTACCGTAAATCAAACTACAGATTTTATAAGATCAATATAAGAACAATAAATATCAGTAGTCAAAAAGAGATATGTCTTTTAATTTATTTGCTTCACCATCTAAAGACGATATCAGTGTTGGATACATTGATCCAACACTTGGATATGTTGATGGAGTTTCTATATGCGAAGCAAATAATTACGCAAAAGATAATCCAGGAACAACATTCATTTTTGTAGATGGAGATAATAATATTCAGTATTTGAATATTAATGAAGTAAATCGTCTTACAACAAACAATCTTGTTTCTACAGCAACTACTTGTGCAGGGATTCAAGCATATAAGGAGTGTGGTCCACCGAGGATTCAATTTTTTGGAGGGGGTGGAATAGGAGCAGTTGGAAACCCTGTAATTGGTAAAGACGGTGCTTTACTTGCAGTTGATCTTGTATATGGAGGTAATGGATATCAGTATCCTCCAATAGTAGCAGCTAAAGATGACTGTCAGTTTGGTAATGGTGCAGTTCTCACTGCAATTCTTGGCGAAACTGCTGACGAAATAGAAGTTTATGAGGGTGAAGATGATTTTGAAGAATATGAGTTATGTGAAGATACTGATGTTGGATATGGAACTGTCTATGGAAGAGATGGGGAAGAGATAGGACCTTGGGAACCAAAAACATATACTAAAATTGGCGAAGATCCTATTAAAAGAGAAATAGAAATATATCAAAGAGCATTAGAAAATCCTTTCTGGACTACAAGAAAAACTCAACCTGATAGAATCATCGCTCTCGGAGAAGAGTATTCTAATTCATATAACGCAACTCATCCCGAATGGGGTGAGTTTATGAATCAATATGCTATTTCTCCAGTGAAACCATCAGATTTAGTAGGATCTGACGAAGCTGGTAAGGTTTTTACTCTTGAATGGGAACAAAATTTTCCAATCAGCGGAGAATATATTTTTAGAGGTGTCTGCGATAACTCAGCTCAAGTTTATATTGATAATAGTTTAATCGGAGATTTGCTTTCATTTAAACAAAATCCTTCTCCTTTACAGAAAACAATTAGAGAAGGAAATCATATTATTCGTATTGATCTATTCAATGCTCCGATTGAAGAGAACGTATCAAAAACTACAACTACTTCAACAGCAACAAATCTAAATGCAAAGTTCGTTCAAAAAGGATCTAATTTTTATCTTCAGGTTGATGGATCTGGAACAGGTGAAATATCATTTGTAATGGATGTAAATGATGCCTCTTACATTGCAGGGCTTGCTGCTAAAGAAGTTAGAATACCTTCAGATAATGGAAAGGTTGCATTTAAAAGGACAACATTTCAATATAGTAATATAACAAATCTTATTCCTGAGGCACTCACTGAAGAAACTATAAAGAAATCAGGAACATTTAGTGGTGGTAAAACCTATGGTCCTATCGAAATTATAGGAGCAGCACCTGGGGCAAGAGGACCTATACCTATAAAAAACAGTTCTAATAAGTTAGCACTCAGAGATGCTGATGGTGATGATGCAAATATTAAAATTACCATCACTAAAGTATCATCAACCAGCTCTACATCTACAACCACCACAGAAAAAATAATTTCTTCAAAGTCTTGGAATCAAAATCCAGTAGGTGTTTCTATGTTGATTGAGGCACCTACACCAATTATTCCTCAAGAGCAACCACCAATACAAACTGGAAGGTGTCCGCCCAATCCTATTTGGTCTACAAGATTTCCAGGATCAGTTCAAAAATGGTATCCAGTTAGATTTACTAAAAATAATGCTTGGAGTACCTTTATGAATAGGTACGCAATTTCACCAGTTCCACCTCTTAATACTCCGGGAAGTGATACTTCCGGATCTACATTCTCAAATTCTTGGGATGTTGATTTACCTTATGCTGGATATTATGGTGTTAAAGGAACTAGAGATAATAGAGGCAGAATATTAATCGATGGAAAAGAAATATCGACGTTAGATGGATTCAATACAAATAATCCAAAATTAACAAAAGTATATCTAACGAAAGGTAAACATACGATTACAGTAGAAGTTTATAACATTCCTATTGAAACAAATTCTTCAGTAGATACTAAAATTTTTAGTACTCAAGATTGGAGAGTTCCTGCTCCTTTATCTTCAGGATCTTTATCAGCAAAATTTATTCAAGAAGGAACAAACTTTTATTTGAAGGTTGATGGATCTGGAACTGGTAAAATATCATTTGTAATGGATGTAAATGATGCTTCTTATATTGCAGGGCTTGCTGCTAAAGAAGTTCAGATTCCTTCCGATTCGGGTAAAGTAAAGTTGCAGAGAACAATATTTCAATATAGCGATATAACAAATCTTATTCCTGATGCACTCACTAAAGAAACCATAAAGGGATCTGGAACTTTTACAGGTGGAAAAAAATACGGACCTATTCAAATTATAGGAGCAGCACCTGGGGCAAGAGGACCTATACCTATAAAAAATGGTTCTAATAAACTTGCACTTAGAGATGCTGACGGTGATGATGAGAATATTAAGATTACTATTAGCAATGTTTCAGCAAGTTCTGTTAACAACGCTGTTACAAATACTTCACAGAGTCCAACAAAGAATGGAGTTAATTATGATGGACCTGAATTATTTGGATATGTTGATAGCAGGTGGAGTAAATTTATGAATGATTATTCAGTTTCTCCAAAGGTATTTACTTCTATCAACTCACCTGATGAAAGAGTAGTTGGAAAATATATATTAACTTGGAAAAATATAAATTTCCCACAAGATGGAATTTATAAATTTAATTTTCAATCAGACAATATTGCAACACTAAAAGTTGGTGGAAAAGAAATTTATAAAACATCTGATTTTAATGGCGATAAAGTTCAATATACATTTAATGCATCTGCAGGAACATATGATATTGTAATTGAGTTGGAAAATATAAGATCTTCAACAAATAAGGGAAAAGATACTACATTCTCTATTAATCCTATGGGAGTAGCCCTTTATATAAGTAAAGATGTTACTTTCTCTGATTCAAATAAAACGCCTTGGACTGATAATCCAATGGCAATATCTGCTATTTTAATCCCACCTCCATGTGCTAAAAAAATTGGAGGAAAGGGAGTTGTTAATAGGGTTATTGTAGAGGACCCAGGAAATGGATATCTGCCTGTCGAAAAACCTGGTACTGGATATCCAGTTACTCTTGTTTTAGATCAAGTAATTGTAGAAAGTCCTGGAATTAATTATCGTTGTGGGGAGGATCAAATTCAAATCACTCCCAATAATGGAGCTGCCTTAGATTACACATGTGATTCTTTTGGAAGAATCACTGAAGTTAAAGTATTAAATTCTGGAGTTGGATTTAATGCTTATCCACAAATAAGTATGCCTTCCGAAACAGGAGTAAATGCATCATTCCGTCCAGTATTTCGTATCGTTAGAGATCCTCTTCTTCCACCAGAAAAAATAATTCAGGTTACTGATCTCGTTGGTCTTAAGCAAACTGGATATGTGGATGGAAGATCATATTATGGTGCTGTTTATTATGATCAAGGTATAAGATATGCTGGATACTATAAGACTATAGGAACTCAGATTAGAGTTTATGATACTCTACAGGAGAGCATTACTGCGAAAGTTACTACAACCCCAAGTGCTATTCAGAGATCTGGTACTGATATTACAAGTAATGATCCTACACTTAACATTCCAGGAACTCCCCAATCAGCAACAGAGCAACCTTAAAATTCTATTAAATAGTACTATATTGAATTTTCAATAATGGCTACAGCCCAAAACAGTAACAATACAAAATTAACAGTTCCTTTAGGTAAAGAAGGAACATCTATTAATCAAACTGCAAAACAAAATTATACTGCTATTCGCTATGGAAATGATCATGGTTCAATTAGTTTTGGGCATATTCATAAACAAGCTGACGTAGTTGCTGATGTGATGCTTCAGGCATCTGACGGTAGACATTCTATTATTCTTGATAAAGATGGACCAAGAAAAGGATGTACTCAAATTACTTCTCCTGGACGCATATCAATCGAATCTGGGATTGATAAGAAGGAAGCAGAAGATACTCTATTCATTCATTCGTATAATGGTAACATAGATATTATTGCATCAAATGGAAAAATAAGACTTCAAGGAACTGATATTGAATTAAATGCTGTTGGTGAAGGTGGATCAAAAGGAAATATTAGAATAAATGCATCTCAAAATATTGCATTGGATGCTACAGAGATTACCATCAATGCTAAATCTTATTATAAACTAGCAACTCCAGGTACTGCAGAAATTGCTGCAAATGCTGGAATGTCTTTATATGCTTCACTCATTCGTGGAGTAAGTGATGCTGTTTGTAATAAAGATTCAAAAGTTGGTGGAAGATCAATTCAAAAGAAAAATACAAAATAAGGAGAAAAATCATGGCGTTTTTAATGGATGATAATGCAGTAGGTGGACAGATGATGGTTGGTGCTGGAACACCAAAAGCACTTGGTATTGGACCAGCAAAAATTAATGGGTCTGCATATGTTGAGGGTCCATTACAAACTGGTGCTGCAGGTGAACATAACACTTGTAAAGCAACTTTAATGGTTGGACAATTAAGGAATAAAGATGCAAAGACAATTCCATTATATTCTTTGTGGGTAAGACTTTATTCAAGGTTTCAAAGTTTTGTAAGAGTTGATTTACTTCTTAAGTCAACTTATATTGAAGCAAAAGTTATAAGAACTAAAATTCTTCAGGCATCTATTAAAAATTTTGTAATTGATCACCCAACTAAAGAGGGTAAAAAATTAGTCCATACTTGTCTCGAAGGTCCAGAAAACGGAGTTTATGTTCGCGGAAGATTGTTAAATAGGACTGAAATTGAACTACCTGAGTATTGGACTGGACTAGTTGATGAAACAACCATCACAGTATCAATTACTCCTATAGGAGCTCATCAAGACATTATTGTTAAAAGGATAGGAGATAATAAAGTTTATCTTCAAGCAAAACCTGGAGTTCCTATTAACTGTTTTTATCATATTTTTGGAACGAGAAAAGATGTACCTAGATTAATTACGGAGATTGAGGAATAATGGCTTATACATTTGAAAAGTACGGAACTTTTGCTGGTCCAGGAGTCAGTATTGAATATAGAGATAATGATGATTTCTCGGTAGAACCATTTGAGGGTTACTTTAATTTAAGTGATGTATCAATGGTTCTCGTAAATACTTCGGAATCTCCCTCAGATTATGTTTACATGCACTTAAATGGAACCAGCACATCAACCGTTACTTTGGAGAGAAACTCTGGGACTATACCAAATTTTATTGTAAATGCTGATAATTCCACTTTTAGTGGTGAAGTAAAATCGAATGGTGGAGTGCATAAACTTTCCAACAAGAAAAACTTTGATATCCCACATCCAAATAAACCTGGATGGAGACTTCGCCATACCTGTCTAGAAGGTCCTGAGAATGCTGTATATTTTAGAGGAAAGTTAAAAGATACTAATATAATAGAATTTCCAGAATATTGGAAAGGATTTGTTGACCCAGAAAGTATTACAGTTACTCTAACTCAAATAGGAACATCTCAGGATTTAATTATTGAAAAAATTGAGTTAGAGACTGGTATTAGTATAAAATCCGGAAATGCTTCAAGTATTAATTGTTATTATCTAGTACACGGAACTCGTTCGGATGGGGAAAACTTAATTGTTGAGTATGAGGGTAATTCTCCAGCAGATTATCCTGGAGATAATAGTGAATATTCTGTTGCTGGATATCATTATGATACCAAAGGGAGATAATAAATGCCGATAAACATATTATATAAGACTGGTTCGCCTGGAATCGTTACCGTAGGAACTTATACTACAAATACTGATCCAACATATGATACTTATTATTCTACACAGAATATTGATGTAGGAATTACTACCGCAACATCTGTAAATGTTTCTGGAATGATAACTTCCAGCTCTTTGAACGTTTCTGGAATGATAACTTCAAGTTCTTTGGTTGTTTCTGGAATAACAACTGTTGGACTCGGAACAACTTCATCTCCTCTAAATTCTCAACTATCATTTGAACTTACTAGTAATACTAATTTGAGAATTAAAGTTCGTGGAAGTGATGGAATTTTGAGATCTGCAAACATTACCCTCGCATGACCCTTGACTTTGGGGGATGGACCTGCTATGATACCTAGGTAATCAAGAAACGAACCAATGCAAGACGAGTACCTGACACGATGCGTGGTCGATCCCCTGAAGCGTACTGTTTATCTGTATTCTAATGAAGGTGGAGAAAAGCAAGTGTCCTGTGATACTGTTGAAGAGTTTATGAACGTGCTAGACTTTGTTCGTGCTACAGTGGATGAAGAGACTCTCTCATACGCAAATCCACTTTGAGTTCCATTTTTGGTCGAAAAAAATCCCGGCAAATTTTCTCACACGATACTTTTTTGAAAAAGTATGAATTTACACAAAATCTCATATAAAAACCTCAAAGAGGAACCAGTCAAAACAACACCAGAAAATGTAAAAGAGGCAAATGAATCCCTCTTTACTGCAAAATGGAATCTTCCTCAAGCAGCAAAACACTGCGGAATGTCACAAAAAGAAATGAAGTTGACATTCTGGGAGTATCTCAAGTATAATCCTATCACCTATAAAGGGTGATTTTTCTTGGGCGGGTAGTCCAACTGGCAGGAGACACCAAACTTAAAATTTGTACAGTGCGGGTTCGAATCCCGCTCCGCCTATTAGGAGACATTATTATAAATAACTATGGTTATGTCTTCTAAAATGATACGAAACGCATATAAATCTACCGATGCTGAATTTATTCAAGCAGTAAAATCTTCTAATTCTATTAGAGAAGCACTGATGAAATTAAATTTAAAAGCAGCAGGAGGAAATTATGAATGCTTTCATAAAAGAGTTAAAGAGTTAAATCTTTCGATAAAACACTTTACAGATCCTAAAGCGTGGAACAAAGGTAAAAAATTTGGTCCAAAAAGATCATTAGAAGAATATTTAAGTGGAGTTCCAATTCAATCTCATAAACTTAAGTTAAGACTTATCGCTGAAGGAATAAAGGAACATAAATGCGAAGATTGTGGTATAATTGAATGGAGAGGAAATCCAACTCCAATCGAATTAGATCATATAAATGGTAATCATCACGATAATCGTTTAGAAAATCTCCGTTTGTTATGTCCCAACTGCCACGCACAGACACCAACCTATCGTGGTAGAAATAAATAATCAAAAGTAGGAACATCCTATGAAGTACCGTATTGATGCAAGATATTGCTGGTACAATAGAGGAACTCAATTAGTTCTGATGTACTTTATAAATCAGGTTCCTTTTACTTTTGATGATCTTCCAGATAGTTATTTGTACGATTTGGAACTCATAGAATTAGCAGACAAAGAAAGACGCTTCGAACCAGAGGACTTATATAGATCATCATTCTATTTGATTGATGAAGAGTGTCATCCAATGTTATTTGAAGTTGAACTGGAAAACCCAGAAATGATGCCTGCTGATTAATGCCCTTGTAGCTCAGTGGTAGAGCAACGGTTTTGTAAACCGTTGGTCGCTGGTTCAAATCCGGTCGGGGGCTTTAGTTCTTATAAAACTATAAAATGAAAATCAATCTTTGGTACTGTGAATCTATGCAACAATGGCGTTGGACTTTATCTGACGACTCACGACCGATTGTGAAACAAGAATCAGGGCAGCAACCATTTCTTCGTGATGCTATGAATGATGTAGCAAATACGGTGGAATATATGTTAAAATGCAAACAAAGTGAGTAATTGGAGGCAGCAACTAGTGTCTTGGCGGATTTAGTTGTGTAAGACCTCCTTTTATAGTATAATAAATATTATTAGTCAACGCCAAGACACGATGAACGAATATTATACATACGCATATCTGCGTGAAAACGGAACTCCCTATTACATTGGTAAAGGTAAAGGAAGAAGAGTCTATAGAAAAGATAGAAGAATAAAACCACCAATAGATAAATCAAGGATTATTTTTCTCAAACAAAATCTCACTGAAGAGAAAGCATTTAAGCACGAAATTTATATGATTTCTGTGTTTGGAAGAAAAGATTTAGCAACCGGAATACTTCAAAATAGAACAAACGGTGGAGAAGGAACTTCTGGTTCTCCGAGAGTTATTAGTGATGAGCACAAAGAGAAATTGAGAAAAATTGCAAAAGGAAGAAAAGTTGGAGAAGAAACTAGAAGAAAATTAAGAGAAATTCATAAAAATAAAAAATTTTCCGAAGAATCTAGGAAAAAAATGAGTGATAGTAAAGTCGGTAGTAAATTATCAGAAGAACATAAAAATAATATATCAAAATCTCAAAAAAATAGAAATAATGAACTTTACAGAAAATATGTTTATACTTTTACTTCTCCTTCTGGCGAAACTATAATTACCACAGAAATATCAGATTTTTGTTTTAAACATAATTTAACATACTCTAAAGTTAATTATGTTGCTAGAGGGATTTATAGTCAACATAAAGGATGGAAAGTAACCAGAAAATTAAAAGATGTCAGCAAATAAGCACAAATACTCATTTTTATGAAAAGTCAGTACTACATAGAACGGGTGACAAAAAAAGAACTTGAATCACTCTTTTTAACTCATCATTACCTTAAGGATGAAAGTAAAACTTTTAAGTCTTGGTATAATTATGGACTTTTCAAACATACTGACTGGGAATGCCCTCTTAATATTGGCGGCTGTCTTGGTGGGATTGTTTTCACTAGTCTCCCAGTTCCAGAAATTGCCGTAGGTGCGTTTGGTTTAGAAAGAAATCAGCAGGAAGGAATATATGAGTTATCAAGACTTTGTATTCATCCTGATATTCAAAAAGAAGAATACAATATTACTTCTTGGTTCGTTAGTCGTTGCATAAGGAGATTTAGGAAAGATGCCACAGTTCGTGCTATTCTTAGTTACGCTGACTCTAATCACCACTCTGGAATTATATACAGAGCTTGTAATTTTCAATACTACGGTTTAACAGATTCTAAGAAAGATTTCTATTATGCCGATGGTACAAAACACTCTAGAGGGTCTGTAAAGGGTGTTGACGGTGAATGGAGATCTCGTAGCAGAAAACATAGATACTTAATGATTTTTGATAAAGAACTTCAAAAAAAGTTGACTTGGAAGGAAGAGAAGTGGTATAATAATTAGGTGTGAAGGAAGTACGCTGAAGAGACTGAGATTAATCTCAGTCTCTTTTTTCTTGTAATAAATAACTTATAACGGAAACTATAAGTGCTAATAAGATGGGTCTCTCACGTCTAGATAATTTTTTAAAGTCAGTTCGCGGAACGATTCTCTACGTTGATCCAAATAGTCTTGATGCTACAGACAGTATCGAAAATCAAGGAAATTCTCTAACTCGTCCGTTTAAGACGATTCAAAGAGCATTAATCGAGGCAGCAAGATTTTCATATCAAAGAGGATTGAATAACGATAGATTTGGTAAAACAACCATCCTTCTTTATCCTGGAGACCATGTTGTTGATAATCGTCCTGGATGGATTCCAGACGGATCAAATAATTTTAGATTGAGAAATGGTTCAACTTCTAATGATTTTCCGCCATTTGATCTAATAACAAATTTTGATGTTACTACACAAGACAATCAACTTTATAAGCTTAATAGCATTTATGGCGGTGTAATAGTTCCCCGTGGTACTTCTATTGTTGGATTGGATTTAAGAAAGACAAAGATTCGTCCAAAATACGTACCAGACCCAACAAATAATAGTATCGAAAGATCGACCATTTTTAGAATTACTGGTGGATGTTATTTCTGGCAGTTTTCTATGTTCGATGCTGATCCAAATGGACAGTGTTATATTGATTACACGAGTAACTTATTTGTTCCCAATTTTTCTCACCATAAGCTTACATGTTTTGAATATGCTGACGGCGTAAACAATGTAAGTATTAATGATGACTTTATTTCAGGATATACATCAGATCGTACTGATCTTGATATGTATTATGAAAAGGTTGGTCTTGCCTATGGGCAATCTTCTGGTCGAGCAATTGAACCAGATTATCCATCAACTGGACTTGATATTCAACCTAAGATTGATGAATATAGAATTGTTGGTCCAACAGGAGGTTCTGTAGGAATCACAAGCATTAAGGCAGGTAATGGTGTAACTCCTACGACAATAGTCACAGTAACAACATCTTCTTCGGTTGATGGTTTAGATGTAGATACTTCATTCCGTATTCAAGGAATTTCTGTAACTGGATATAATGGGCAATTTACAGTTTCTGAAAAATTAAGTGATACGCAATTTACATATCAAGTTCAGAATGCACCAGCATCTGCATTACCAAGTGTAGCAGGAGCAACGTTATCTCTAAGTTCAGATACAGTTGCTTCAGCATCTCCATACATTTTCAATATTTCTTTACGTTCTGTTTATGGAATGTGTGGTGTTCTTGCTGATGGTGATAAAGCTTCTGGATTTAAATCAGTTGTTATTGCGCAATTCACTGGAATTGGATTGCAAAAAGATGATAATGCTTTTGTAGTTTATAACTCAAGCACTGGACAGTATGATGATACTACAGTTGCTGGAAATGAGACAATCAGTAATAACTCAAGAGCAATCTTTAAACCTTCATATCGAAATTTCCATATTAAAGCAATTAATGATGCATTTATTCAGAATGTTTCTATCTTCGCAATTGGATATGCAGAACATTTTGCGGTAGAAAGTGGTGGAGACTTTTCCGTAACTAACTCAAACTCAAACTTTGGCGCAAAGGCACTTGTTGCAACAGGTTTCAGAAGAAATGCTTTCCCACAAGACGATCAAGGATATATTACTCACATTATTCCGCCAAAAGAAGTTTCAATAACAGAAACCGCGATTGAATTTAATTCGATTGATGTAAGCAGAACTGTTGGCGTTGCATCAACTGGAAATCTTTATCTTTATAACCAAACAAACTTTGATGTTCCACCTGAAAATGTTTTAGAAGGATATCGAATTGGTGCGAGAGAAAATGACCAGTTAAAAGTTTTAATTTCAACTGCTGGAATTGTAACTGAATTCACTTCTCGTATCGTAATGCCTGGTTCTCAATCCAGTTCTGAGAAAAGATTTTATGTAAACAGAAATGCTGTTGGTATTAATAGTATTAGTAATAATACCTTCACATTAACACAAAATCATACTCTATTCAATGGAGAATCAATTCGTATTATAAGTGATACCGGACAAATTCCCGATGGATTATCTCCAAATACTGTTTACTATGCAATTACAAGTGATAATACTTCAAGTGGACTAACAACTACTTCTCAAATTAAAGTTGCAAAAACAAAAAATGATGCAGTAAATGCTACTGCGATTTCAGTTAACAACAAAGGTGGTCTTTTAAGTATTGTAAGTAGAGTTTCTGATAAAGATTCTGGTGATATTGGACACCCAATTCAATATGATTCCACTAATTCTCAATGGTATATTAAGGTAGCAGCTGCAGCAACTGAAAACTCAATATATTCTCGTGTTGTAAGTCTAGGAACAGCATTGCTCGGAGCAGCAACACCAAGAACCTATATTACACGTAAACAAGATAATAGAAGTTCAACAGACACTATCTACCGTGTTAGATATGTAATTCCACAATCCACAGGTTCGGTTGCCGCAAGACCTCCGAGTGATGGATTTATTCTTCAAGAATCTAATACATCAATTGGATCAACAAACGGAGAAATTCAAACATACTTCGGCAGTGGATCTATTACAAATGTAAATCAACAAAGAAACTTTAGATTTATTGCTGGAGCAAACTGGTCTGGTTCTGTTGCAAATATAACCACAGAACTTCCACACAATTTATCTGTTGGTTCTATTGTTGAACTTGTAAATGTTAAAAGTTCAACAAACCCAACAGCAGCAAGCAATTCTGGATTCAACGGAACTTATGTTGTTAGCGGAATTAGTAGTTCAAAGAATTTCTCTGTAGGACTTACTACAAATCCAGGAACATTTTCTAACGATACTTCTTCAAGGACAACTGCTCTTCCATATTTTAAGAGAAAGAATTATAAAAATACATACTATGTTTATAGAAATCAAGAAGCACAAAAGTATATTAGTGGGCAGCAAGACGGTATCTATTACCTAACTCTTGTTAATTCATCAAATTCACCAATAGTTACACCATTTACTCAAGAAAAATATGCACAACCAGTAAAAGAACTTTATCCACAAATTAATCGCGACAATCCAGTTTCTGATCCAGACGAAACAACTTGTTTTGCATCATCATCGACAATCGGAGAAGTTGTTGTTGATGATGTCCGTAAGAGTGTCACGAAAGAAACTCTTTCTAAAGTTCTAAAAGATATTGATGTTGGAGTTGGAATTACAAATATTGTTACAGGAACTGCAACAACTCATACAATCTACACTGCGATTGATCATGGTCTTAATAGAATTACCACAGTCAGTATCGGAAATAGTGGTGCTGGATATGGTTCTGGTTCTGGAGGTACTCTTTATAATGCCAGACTTGTAGGATTTGCAGGTTCTACAACAGGATTTAACGCAACCGCAAAATTAACCTTAAATGCATCAGGAAATATTACTGATGTTAAGATTATGGACGGTGGTAGTGCATATGGTATTGGTAATACTCTTGCTGTTGTTGGGGTTGCAACCACAACTGGTTATTCGCAAGCATATGTAACGGTTACTCAAGTTTATAATAATGTTGGAGATACAGTCAGAGTTTCTGGAGTATCTTCAATTGCATATCAACCATTTAATGATCTTTACAGAATTACAAACGTTGCTGTAGGTGCCGCAAATAGTTTCACAGTATCCTCAGCATCTTCAATTTCAGTTGGTTCTGCAACAGGAATTGGCGCAACGATTACATCAAATGCATTTGTTTATCTTACAGGAGAAGCAATTCGTATTAGTGCATTAACTTATGATAGAAACGCTGGAATTGCAACTGTTACTACAGTAAACAGACATGGATTAAAGGTTGATAATAAAGTTCGCTTTACTGGCGCAAATGAAAGTGTTTATAATGGCGATTTTGTTGTTAAACAAAACATTAGCTTGAATTCATTCTCTGTTACTGTTGGTGTCGGCACAACTGCACCTGCAGCAACAGGAACACTATATGCATATAGAGGTGGTGTAACATCCAATAGTGGAGTGATTACCAGAGAAGATGAAAATCTGAATGGTAGAATGATCACAAATTATGCAGGAATTACTACTACACTATCCGCACTTATTGCCGATGCAACCATAGATCAAATTAACATTCAAGGAGTTGGTAACCTTGATATTAATATTGGAGATTACTTGCAGATTGATGATGAAATTGTAAGAGTAAAAACAACTGTACCAAGCACACCAACAAACCCAATTTATGTTTTCCGTGGAGTTCTTGGAACTAGGGCAGTTGCGCACGTAATCAACTCTGTTGTAAGAAGAATCGCAGTAAATCCAGTCGAACTTCGTAGACATTCAATTATTCGTGCATCAGGTCACACTTTTGAATACGTTGGATTTGGTCCAGGAAACTATTCCACTGCATTCCCAGACAAGCAAGATCGTCAGATTTCTGCTACGGAAGAACTTTTGGCTCAATCAACCAGAAGAGATGGTGGAATTAATTTCTATACTGGAATGAATGATAAGGGTATTTCATACTCTGGTAATAAGAAGCTAAGCACAGTCACAGGTCAAGAAGAGATTTTTGATACTCCCATTCAAACAATTACTGGTGAAGATATTGGTTCCTTACCATCTCTGAATGTTATCAATCCTGTTGAAGGATCATTTAGTCGTTCAATTCGTGTTGAAGGTGGTTCTGATAACAAATCAATTTCGGAATTTAATGGTCCTGTAGTATTCAGTAACAAGGTAACTTCAACTGCATCTGGCGGTATTGAAGCAAATGTAATTTTCTTGCAGGGAGATTCAACTGTTTCCAGAAGATATACTGTTGGAATCTCAACACCTTCTCTCGCAGGTAACCCAGGAGACGTAATTTATTATGAAAGACCAACTAGAGGTGGTTATCTTGGATGGGTCTATACGGCAGATAATGATTGGTATCGTTTCGGTCCTGTAAGTCTTGATAAGAACTCAAATATTGGTTTATTTGATCAAGTTGGAATTGCAACCACAGGTCCTGCAACAAATCGTCTTCAAATTGGATCAGGATCTTCTCTTGTTGCGATTACTACAACTGGTGGTGTTGGTATTGCGACTACTGCAAACCAATTTAAACTTCATGTAAATGGTAACACTAATATTATAGGTACGTGCTATGCATCTTATTTTGCTGGAGATGGAAGTGCTTTAACAAACCTAAATGCAAGCGCGACTGGTTGGACTAACATATCTGGTGGACTTTATAACACTAATTTAAATAACGTTGGTATAGGTACATCAGTTCCAAGATTTAACTTGGAAGTTGGTGCAGTTGGATCTTCTTCCACAACATTATATGTAAATGGTAGAGCAGTATTTGCGGGAATTGTTACTGCGAATAATGCATTTGTAAGTGGAATGTTAACTGCGACTGCATTTGATCTTAAAGCAGCTGCTGGACAAATTACTGCTGGTATAGTCACTGCCACTACATTATCTGTTGGTAGTAATGGAATTACTCTCACAACTAGTGGTGCATCAGTTGGTGTAGGTACACTCTCACCAAGAACAAAATTTGATGTTGAGGGATTAACAAGACTAAAAACATATGCAGAATCAGTTCAAACTGTTTCAAGTTCTTTCAATGTTGTTACTTTAGACCTTTCACAATCACAAACATTTAATCTGACTGTGACTGAAGCGATTAATCAATTTACAATTACAAACCCACCAGCAGATTCAAGTTCATTCACGATTAAAATCACACAAAATGCGACTGGTGGATATGCGGTTGGAATTGATACATTTAAAACTTCTGGAGGTGTAGATATTCCGGTTTACTGGCCAGCTGGTGGGGTTTTACCAATCGTAACACCAACAGCAAACAGATCAGATATCTATTCATTCAAGACATTTGATAGTGGTTCAACATGGTACGGAGTGGTTGTTGGACAAAACTTTAACTAAAGGAGTTTAAGATGTTAAGCAAACAAACTACATTAGATCTTAACGGTCCTTTTCTATCGTTTGTCCAACAACCAACTTCAGTATCTGTTGCAAACTCTGGAATTGCAACGTTTATTGGAGTTGCAACAGCAACATTTCCAACTCAATCTCCAATAAATCCAGCATCAAACAGTGGATATATTTCTTATCAATGGTACGAATCAGATCAAGCATTAACAGATAATGCAAATATAACTGGTTCTGCTACAACAACTCTTACGGTTTCTAACATCGTAAGTCCAACTGATAATGGTCGGTCATTCTATCTGCAAGCAGACTATGTTGCTTCTGCATATGGACAATCACCAATTACAGTTGGAACTGCAAGGTCTACAGGTAACGCAGTAAATGACCCTATCAGCACAAATTCTGTTTCATTAACAGTTTATCCTTTAGTTTCAGTTACAACACAACCAACATCACAAACTGCATCTCAAACAAGAACTGCAACATTTACTGTAAGTGGAACGTCAAATGATGGATCTGCCGTCACATACCAATGGTATATTAATAACGTTGCAGTTAATAATGGATCAAACTCTATTAGTGGAGCAATTTTCACTGTTTCTGGAGCAACATCACAAACTCTCTCTGCATCTGGAGATACTATAGGAACATATAATATTACCGCAAAAATCTTCCATCCAACAGCAAGTAATTCTCCAGTAACAAGTAACACTGCGATCTTTTCAGTTGTTTCTGCAAGGCAAATTATTAGTGTAGAACTTGTTCCAGGAAATGGTGGTAATGCAACATTATATACATGGAATCTTTTTAGTCAAGGGCAATTTAGCATTGGTCCCGGAGAAGTACCTGCACCAAATATCATGTCTTTTTATGCTTCAGAAACTGATCTTGACGTTTTTATTGATATTTCTGCAAATGCTGGATCAGATTATGGTAGTTATAAAGGTGGGCACGGTGGAATGTCTACGATTAGACTAACACTTCAAAAAAATATAGAATATGTGATCACCTCTATAGCTCAGGTTAATGCTGGAAGTGGAATTTTCTTCTACAGAAAATCGAGATTAATTGCATGTGTTGGTGGTGGAGGGAATGCTGGATCTGCAGGAAATGGTGGCGATGGTGGTGGAGTGAATGTCGCAGGTGCAGATGGTTCTGGTAGAGGTGCTGGAACTGGTGGTTCGCTATATCTTCCAGGCACATTACCTTCCAATGGTATTTTTGGATCTATTACTGCTATTACTCCTAAAGCAGGAGACACTCAAGCATCTGCTCCTAATGGTGGTAGATGTATTCCTTGTCCTAGGGGAGATTATTGGTATAATCTTGGATATAGTGCTTGTTCTGATCTTGGTGATATTCAGTTTCGTGTTGCGAATGGTAGTCTAAGCTCAAATACTGCAGTTGTATCCAGAGGATTTAAAGCGGGTTATGGTATTCGTAATACTGCAGGTGCTGGTTTAAGTGGTGGTGGAAATGGTGGAAATGGTGCTACTGGTGGAAATGGCGGAAATGGTGGTGGAGGAGGTGGAGGAGGATCTGGATATACTGATGGATCTGTGACTGTAGTTTCTACTCGCCAAGGTGGAAATACAACCACAGGAAGAATTATAATTAGAAGTGCTATCTAACTAAATAATAATAACTAACAGGTTGGCGCTCTCCACCTATGGCTATTAATAAGGCTTTTGTAGTCAAGAATTCTTTAGAGGTTAATCAGAAACTTATCCTTGCCGATGCTACAACTGGTAGAGTAGGTATCGGCACTTCTCAACCAAAGTATTTGCTTGATGTTGCAGGTGGTATTGGTGTAACTGATATTTACGCAGTAGGTGTTGCGACATTTACTGGAAGATTAAATGTAGGAACTGGTGGAACAGTAATAACTGCATTAGGTACTGGTTTAATCGGTGTTGGAACAATAAATCCAGTTTATCTATTAGATGTTCGTTCTCCAGTTTCTATAGGGCAAACTGCACTTTATGTTAGAGGTGATGCAAGAATTACTGGAGATTTAGTCGTTGAAGATGATTTAATTCTTGATGAAATTACAACACGCAATATTAATGTTACTGGTGTTTCAACATTTAGTGCTGGACCGGTAATTATTGGTGCTGCTACATCAACAGGAACCGCATCACAAACACTTCAAGTTACTGGTGGTGGTTATGTTTCTGGTTCTGTTGGTATTGGTGTTACTAATCCAGTGGCAACATTAGATGTTGGTGGAAATATAAAACTTGGTGCTAATAATGTTATTTGGGGACTAAATCAAAGCACTAATTATTTACGTTTATATAACACTTCAACTAATGGGGTTGATTTATTTTCATCTAGTGTATTAACTTTCAATACTAATTCACTAGAAAGAGCAAGATTTGATGCTGGTGGCAATTTCTTAGTTGGCTCAGCAAGCACAACAGGAACAGCATCACAACCACTTCAAGTCACTGGTGGTGGTTATATTTCTGGTTCTGTTGGTATTGGAACCACAAACCCACAAGGAAAACTTCATGTTCAGGATGGAACTATTGTATCATACAATGGTCCATTAGGAGGAATAACGACTGCAATACAATTATTTCCATCTACATTATCCAATACTTCTGGAACTGGACAAAGAATTGAATTTAGAACTGATGTACTTTCTGGTTATATTGAAGGTGTAAGGGATACTGCAGGTGGTCCCACCGTGTCTATGAGACTTGGAACCTATGGTGGTGAAGCAATAAGAATTTTAGGAACAGGTAATGTTGGTATTGGATCTACTATACCCCAAGTTAGATTAGATGTTGTAGGAAATGCTGCAATTAGTGGATTTGCAACAATTTCTGCATTAGGAGTTAGTGGAATAACCACTACAAGAAATCTTCAAGTAATTGGCGTATCAACATTAGGAACTGTTCAAGTTTCTTCAGGAATTGTTACGGCATCTGCAGGTATTGTTACATATTATGGTGATGGATCTAAATTAACAGGTGTAATTGCATCTGGTGGAGGTACAATCGGTGTTCGTTCTGAGGGTTCTTATGTTGGTGGTGGAGTTACAACTCTTGATTTTAAAACAACAACAGGAACAAACGTCGCAGTAAGTGCGCCAGTTTCTGGTGTTTCAACTGTTACAATACAACCCGGGGTATCACTTGGACTTGCAATCGCTTTAGGCGGTTAATAAATAACACTAACACATAAAGAACAATGGCAGAGTCATTTACAAACGCACTTAGAAAAGCAGTAGGAGTGGTAACAACCAGTTCTTCAGGTTCAATTGGTGTCAATGCAACAACAATTACTGGAATTTCAACCGCAGGAGTTGCAGTTGGATACCTTGTAGATAATGGAAACTTTATTGGTGGATCAAGAGTTTCTGTAGTTGGGGTATCTCAAGTTACTGTTGATAGCACTTCAACAAATACTACAGCAACATCTTCACAGGTAGTTAATTTTGTTGGTCTTACTACAGTTTATGCATCAACGGGACAGAAGAGTATTTTGATTGGTGGTACTTTAGCAAACAATACAACTAATCAGGTTTCTGCGACTGTTCAAATATCAAGTGGTTCAACAAGTTATAACTTACTTTATAAAGTTCCTATACCTGCAGGAAGTTCTGTTGTTATTAGTGATGCTGGTAAAACACTTTTAGCTTCAAATGATGAAATTCGTGTCGGATCAAGTGTCGCAAGTTCTCTTGATGTGACTCTTGCGATTTTACAAGGAGTTAGCTAATGACTGCAAAATACGGTTATATTGGATACGGTCCCGATACATCTCCAATTGTTGTTGCAAAACAAGTATTTTCTCCAACAGGAGTTCAGACGAATTTCACATTCGCTGCAGGATATCAAATTGGATATATTGATTTATATTTGAATGGCGCAAAGCAGATTGAAGGTCAAGATTTTAATGCAACCGATACTTCAACGGTAAGTTTAATATCTCCAGCTCAAAGTGGTGATGTTGTTGAATTAGTAGCATATAAAGCATACAATCTTGCTGCTCCAAGTTCTGTTGGTAATTTTACTGTTGGCGGAAATCTTACTGTTACTGGTAATGAAACAGTAACAACACTTGCAGCAACAAGTTCTGTTGGTATCGGTACTACTTTCACTGTATTTTCAACACCACCATATCAATTAACAGTTACTGCTCCAGGTGCAATACCAACACCAGCACTTTCTTATTGTGTTGCTGATTTTACAAATAATATTAATGGATATTCTCAGGTTAATATCCGAAATGCAAATACAAGTTTTAATGCATCCGGTGATTTAGTAATTACAACTGATAATGGTACTGATACTACTAACTTTATTGATTTAGGTATTAATAATACCGGTTTTAATACTTCAACATGGACAGTGAATGGTGCATTAGACGGATACTTATATTCCTCAAATACTAACTTTTCAATCGGTGTAGGACTACCAAACCGCTATCTTTCATTCTTTACTGGTGGAACACTAGCAGCAAACGAAAGAATGCGAATTACTGATACTGGTGTTAGTATAGGTTCAACAACTACAACAGGAACAGCATCACAACCACTTCAAGTTACTGGTGGTGCTTATTTTTCTGGAGTTGGAACCACTCCTGGAAGTATTGGTGTAGGCATTACTCTTCCTCAAGGTGGTATTGATATTCGTACTTCTCCGCAATGGAGTACTTTTAACTATGGTGCAAATCTTATTCTTGGTGGATCAAGAAATAATGGACTTGGTATTTTAGATTTTAGTAATAGTAATCCATGGGCAATTGTTAATGGAAGTGGTACATTAGTAATTGCCGCAATGCCTTCTTTGGGAGATACTACTAGTGCTGCTAATAGTGGAATTTTCAATATTCAAAGAAACGGAAATATATTAATAGGGACTGGTTCTTCAACAGGAACCGCATCACAACCACTTCAAGTTACTGGTGGTGCTTATGTAAGTGGTAATGTTGGAGTTGGAACCACAAATCCAACATCAACTCTACAAATTACTGGAGGAGATTCAAGATTTGGTGGTGTTATAGAGACCGTTTCAACAGCAACGACATATACTTCTACATCTGGTGCATTAGTTGTTGAGATGGATGTGAGAAGGGCAACAACTTATACGTATACAATACCAACTAATGCTAATATTGGTATTGTTTCATTCAGGAATATGCCTGCACAAACAAATAATCCAAGCGGAACAACTATTACATTAATTGCCACTCAAAATGCTGCAGGAAGTGCAAATACAACTGCTGGAACAGGTATTGGAACAAATATTACTGTTAATGGTTATGAAAATGGTGTAGCAGTCGCAGGTATTTCAACTAGAGCACTTGTGAGTGCTGGGTCTACTATTACACTTTCGACATCTGGTAGTGATAGAGATTTTATTTCTTTCTTTATCAATTATACGGGCGGTACAAATACAAGTGCTGCAAGTTATCAAGTTTATGCTACGAGAAATGGTGGATTTAGGTAAGGGGTAAGTTATGTCTCCAATTTTTACTGGATCAAAGATTGGATTTAGTCGAAATCCTATCACACCATTTGGTCTCACTTCACCCACAACAATTTACACATTTGATAATACAGATGTTGCAACTATTGGAAGTTTTGGAACTTTATCAGTTTCTGGGACATATACAGCAACCTCTTCAACTGGAGCAAATGCATCAAACACTTATTTGAGAAGCAATGCAGTATACTTTACATATTCAGCACCTTCGGTAATTACAGTTGAACAAACTTTATATGTAACTGGAAATTTAAGAGGATCAACTGCCTCATATGTTGATGCTGGATGGGCAATGGGAATATCAAATAGTCTAGGATCTACTACAGGTGTTATAGCAGCAGCAGTTCAACTTTGCAGTAATGGTATTATATTTTGGGTTAATGGTTTAGAATCACATACTTTATCGAAAACAATAAATTTAAATGATCCTATCGCAATCAGAATAGAAAAAAACGGAACTAGTTATACTGCTAGATATGCATTTTCTGATGGAACAACCAGTAAAACTACCACCTCTACTAGTGCTACAGCAGCATCGTATCTTTCATTTGGTGGGTATGGTCCAGTTTATAGTAGTGTAACTGGATATTGGGGACAATCTGCGGCAAAAAATACTGCTTCAATTGATGACCCAATGCAATTGATTAATAAAAGATTTATTAATTATATTTAAATTGATTTTTTAATCTCTTATTTATTTTTACCATAAATAACTAAAAAAGTAATACTATGGCAATAGGTAATCCCGTATCACTCACGGGTAATATTTCATCAAAATCTATAAGTGTTACTGCTACTGCTGGACAAACTCTCTTTATCGTTACTGGTGGATATAGAGTTAATCAGTTAGAAGTATATAAAAATGGTGTTTGTTTAATTGATAGTTCAGATTATAGTGCTCGTGATGGATCATCTGTAACTTTACTCTCTGCAGCAAATGCAGGAGACGTGATTGAATTTCGTATTTTCGATACATTCCGCGCTGCTGATGTAGTTAGTGCGAACGATCCAAGTGTAAATTTTGCAGGAAATCTTGGTGTTGGTGGAACTGTAACAGCAAGTAATTTTTCAGGCAATGGTTCAAGTCTTACCAATGTTAACTCTGGTTTTGGTATTCCTGTAAATGATGCAGATAGATTATTCAATTATGTTTCAGCATCATCCACAGTAACTGCAAATCTTGTTCTAGATACAACTAATGCAGGATTAAGTAGTTCGTATGTTTTTACAGTGTCTCCAACTATTACTGTTGCATCTGGTATTGGAGTCACCGTACAAACTGGCAAAACTCTTATAATTGATGTACTAAAAATAGAATAGGAGATACTTAATGTCAAAAATTACTGCAAGTTCTATTACTGGACTAACAGGAGCACCTAATTTTACAAATGGAGCAGTAGTAACTGGTGTTATTACTTCCACTACTTTTAGTGGTATTACAACATCGCTTAATGTAACAAATCCAAGCATCGGAATTGGTTTTACAACTACACCATCCGATACTTTTGCAGATGGTGATGGAATTGTAATTTATGGAACAACTAATAAAACTTTAACGTATAGTAATACGAAAAAAGCATTTGAGTCAAATATTCCTTTTGCAACAAATGAAAGTAGATTTATTACTGGCGCAGAAAAGATAACATTAATTAGCGGAAACACTGTAAATTTAAGTTATAATTCATCTTCATCGAATGTAGGATATTGTAGCAATCCAACAGGAGATATTACATTAAATGTAACTGGTATTCCAACAACATCCGACTTTGATAATCATGCAGTTACTTTTACTGTGATTGTTAATTCTACAGGAACTGCAAGAACTTGCACCGCAGTTAATTTGAACGGAGTTTCAAGACCTATTCGTTGGTATAATGGTTCTCTTTCTGCATCTCTTTCTGGAGTTGCAAATACAATAGCGCAAACAATCTTCAGTTTTACTGGAATTAATACAGTTGGATCTGCATCAACAACTTCTAATTATATTGTTCTAGGTAACATTAGTGGGGGATATTGGTAATTATGGCTCCTATATTATCAAGGTTCTCTAATATTGGCGGTGGTACTGGTGGATTTGGATTTGGAAACATAAAAAGCAACTTTTCAGTATTTGCAACAGGATCTTATGCAACTTCCATTCCAGGAAATGGGTATATTTATTATTTTTTTACAGGACCTGGAAGTTTTAATGTAACTTCTGGTGCGAGGTCTGTTGATTATGTTGTTGTTGGTGGTGGTGGAGGTGCTGGAAGTACATTTGATAATTGGGCTGGTGGTGGAGGTGGAGCGGGTGGATTTAGAACAGGAAATATGTTTCTCCTAGTTGGTACTTATCCAGTTACTGTTGGTGCTGGAAGTGCATCAAATACTCCAGGAAATCCTTCCACATTTAATAATATAACTTCTACTGGTGGTGGAAACGGAGGTCCTGGAACTGCAAGTCCCACCCCCGGAGGGTCTGGAGGATGTGGTGGTGGAGGTGCTACTAGTGGTTCAGGAGGGATAGGAAATACTCCAGCAACTACTCCCAGTCAAGGTAATCCAGGATTTTCTTGCGTAACTCCCGGAACTGGATGGCCAAGTGGTGGTGGAGGTGGTGCAGGAACAGGAGGACCTGCTACCCAAACTCCCGGTGGAAATGGTTTAGCAGCATTTTCTGGAGATACTGGTGTTCCAGCTTCTTATGGATCTCCAGGACCAACTCCAGGCAGATGGTTTGCTGGTGGAGGTTCTGGGTATCCTGGAACTGGCGGTGTTGGTGGTGGTGGAAATAGTCCTGGTGTAAGTGGATCCACCAATACAGGAGGTGGTGGAGGTAGTGCGTGGCCGAGTGGAGCAGGAGCCACCATACCTGGAGGATCTGGTGGTCCTGGAATAGTTATCATTCGTTACTTAGCATAAATATTTAAAAACTATACGAAAATGTCGCAACTACAAGTTGACAGAATTATTAACAATGCAGGAACTGGTGCTCCAACTTGCCCTAGTGGATTAGTTGTATCAAGCGCATCAACTGTCGGATTTGCTTTAACAGTGACTGGTAATTTAAACGTAACAGGAAGTATTCCTAAAGCAGTTGCGTTTTCTATCGCATTAGGAGTATAAAAAAATGGTATCCACAAATACAACATATAGAATTTTTACTGAAAAAATGGGAGCAACCGATCCAACACTTTTTGTTGGAGATGAAGGAGAGATTTTTTATAATCCTTTAGATGGAAATATTAGATATTCCAATGGAGTAATTCCTGGTGGAATAAACAAGCAAACATCAATGATTGCATTTTCTGTTGCTTTTGGTATATAAACCAATAAAGAGAATAAATAACCTTAACGAACAAAGTTTTCTCAGATGGCAAAAAAATTAAGATATAACTACACATTTACTCCAGCAACTAATACAGTTGTATTAAATGGGTATACTGATGCGAAAAGATTGCTATTAATTACGAATACAAAAAATAATACAATCATTTATAATTTTGCAGATACTTCTTTAACTGCGACTTCGGTATCATATAGTGCAGTAACAGATACTACAACTATTGTATTATCATATAACTGCTCTTCAATGCTTTCTACTGATCCTCTACAAATCTTTACAGAAGAGGATTCAGTAGCATTTTCTCCAGGAGAAGTTCTTCAAGATCCTGTTAATAAATTCCGCACATCACAGCCACAGGCACTGATTGATACTGACTTTGAATATGGAATTCAGACAACTAAGTGGGAAAACTTAGCAGCAGTCAATAATCGCCCATTTGCATTCCCTTCTTCATTTGGTATTGTACCTGTTAATACCATTACCATTCCAACAAACTCAAGAACAGTAACTGTTGGATTAGCAACTGCTGCACCAGGTATTGGATCAGCAATCTATGTTCAGGATGCGATCTTAAATATTGCAAATGGAAATTTTGTTGTAGAAAGCAATAGTGGCGCAGGAAACACAATTTTTACATATACTGCGAGAGCAACCAATACTACAGCAATCACTAACATATTTGATCCAACTAAAACGGGTATTTACTCAGGCACAACTTACACTGGTGCTGCGATTGGAGGTGCTCCAACATTCGTTACGACTACAGTTGGAACTGCGGTTACGGTTACCACAACTATTCCACATGGTCTAGCACTTGGAAGTGAAGTTGCTATTGTTGGATCTTCAAGAACAGAAGCTAATGGTTCATTTGTTGTTTCCACAATCAATAACAACACCACGTTTACATGTTACTCAAACTTTGCACCAGCAGCAAACCCAACTGGCGGTCTTGTTTATGTAAGACCAAGAGCTCAATTCTTACATCGTCCATTTGATGGTGGAGTTATTTTCTCATCTAATGCAGTTGCTAACTATGAAACAGCAACAAGACAGACCAGAAGATATTTCCGTTATCAATCAGGTAAAGGTATTCAGATCAGTTCAGGTACAATTCTGAAGCCAAACCTACAAATTGATAGCCTAACTTCATCAGGAACGACAGTTACTGTTCAAACAAAAGAGCAACACAATATTCAAGCAGCAATTCCAGGAACAACAGTCACAATTTCTGGTGCAAATGAGTCTGCATATAATGGTACTTTTGCTATTACATCCGTCACAGGATATAATACCTTCCAATATACTGCACTAACTACTCCTTCATCATCTGTTGCATCGGGCATGTATTATTGCTCAGTCTCCGGTTGGTATGGGTGTTCTAATCGTTTGGGTGCATTTGATTCTCAGAATGGAGTATTCTTTGAATTTGATGGACAAACTCTTTATGCAGTTCGTCGCTCTTCTACTTTCCAAATTGCAGGTAAAGTTTCAGTCACAAATGGATCCGCAACAGTCACTCAAACAAATGCAGCATTCCCAACATATTTTACCAAACAATTAAATATTGGTGATTATATTGTTCTTCGTGGTCAATCATATCGTATTGCTGATATTGCAAGCGATACTTCACTAACTATCACTCCAGGATATCGTGGAACATCTGCAGATTATGTGATTGCTTCAGAAACAGTTGATGTTAGAATTCCACAATCGCAATGGAATCTTGATAGATGTGATGGAACTGGTCCATCTGGATTTAATTTGGATCTCACCAAGATGCAAATGTTTTATATTGATTATTCTTGGTATGGTGCAGGATTTATTCGTTGGGGATTTAGAGGAACGAATGGAGATGTTATTTACTGCCATAAGGCACCAAATAACAATGTTAATACAGAAGCATACATGCGTTCTGGTAACTTACCAGCACGTTACGAAAGCGAAAGTCGCCCTCCAATAACATATCTAACTTCAACGCTCAGCAATACTGCTACAACTGTTGGCGTTGCATCTACTGCAGGATTCCCAACTTCGGGAACACTTGTTATTCGTAATGCTGGTACTTATGAATATGTCAATTATTCAGGACTTACTACAAATAGTTTCACAGGACTGACAAGAGCAAGATCCGGAATTTTAACTTCATTACCTTTAACTGTTGCAGCTGGTTCAAACGTAGCAATTGGAAGCACTGCTAATCTTCAAGTCGGTCAAAGAATTATTAATGGATTCCCTAACGGAACTTATATTAGTTTTATTGGGAATGGTACAATTACTGCAAGTCAGGCAGCAACATCAACAAACCCATCAGTAATTGTTCCTCCGATGGGTGCAGTTGGTCTTGGAACAACATTTACATATTCTGCTTCCGACCCAGTAGCGATTGAACTTGCATATCCAACCTATGGTCCTTCAATTTCTCACTGGGGAACATCAGTTATTATGGATGGAAGATTTGATGACGACAAATCTCTGATCTTTACTTATGGTCAGACAGGTACAACTAACATTGCATCTGGTGCATCAAGAGCACTTTTCTCCATTCGTGTCGCACCTTCAATTGATAATGGCGTTACTGGTGCATTTGGTGCTAGAGAACTGATTAACAGAATGCAATTGAAGTTAGTTGCACTTGATATTTCTGTTGTTGGTGTTACTACTGGTTCTCTACTTGTTCGTGCATATCTAAACGGATCTCCATCATCAGCAACCAACTGGACAAATGCTGTCGGCAACGCAGCAAACAGTGTAAATTCATCTCTTGCACAAATTGCCGACTATGGTGGTGGTAGCACTACCATTTCTGGTGGTGAGGTCACTGCTGGATTCTTCGTTGGTTCAGGTGCAAACTCTATTGATCTTTCTAACGTTCGTGATTTGGGTAACAGTATTCTCGGTGGAGGTGGTGCAACCGCAAATACTCAAATTTATCCTGATGGACCAGACACACTTACGATTGTTGCTACAAACTTAAGTGCTGGATCAGTTAATGTTGCGGGAAGATTGTCCTGGACTGAAGCACAAGCATAATAAATACTAAAAAGTATCCAGAGATATGTCACAGTTAAATGTTGATTTAATCAAAAACAGAGCAGGAACTGGTGGTCCAACTCTTTCTGCTTTAACTGTGACTGATGGTGTGGTTGTTGGTGGTGCATTGACTGTAACTGGAAACCTTACAGTCAATGGTACGCAAACGATTGTTAATACTACTGTACTGGATGTAAAAGATACCAATATTGGTATTGGATCTACATCCAGTCCAAATGATGCATGGATCAATGGTGGTGGTTTAACATTTTATGGGACCACCAATAAAACTATTACATGGAATCAAAGCTCTGATGATTTTACGTTTAGTAATGGTATTGATATTAAAGGTGCTGTAGAAACAGTATCAGTTGCTACTACAATTGGTATTGCAGGAACAAATAGAATTGTATTGGAATGTGATGCAAGAAATGGTACTGTTTTTACTCATGATCTAACAAATGGAATTGTTGGAATTACCTCTCTTAAGAATTTTCCAGTAACCAAAAATTCAGCAACTACATATACAGTTATTTTCACGCAAAATGCAACAGGAACTGGAAATACAACTGCAGCAACTGGAATTGCAACAAATATATTTCTAACTCCTTATGGAGTATCTGGATTCACAACAACTTCTAAAGTTTCGGCAGCATCTACAATTACTCTCTCATCAGTTTCTCTTGATGTTGATATTGTAAGCTTTATGGTTCATTACAATGGTTCTGGTACTGGTAACGTAAATAACTACAAGGTTTATGCAACAAATAGTGGATTCTTTAGGTATTGATAAGAATTAGGAGAAATTATTGTGGCACCATTTTTTACTGGGGTTTCGAGAAGTCTAAGTAGTTTTGCATCTAATAATTCATTTGTTGCAACTGGTGGAAATGTTGTAGAAATTTTTACTGATGTTAATGGCGTAAGATGGAAGGTTCATATTTTCACTTCTTCTGGAAATTTTACCATAGTTTCATTAGGAATTTCTGGAGTAACTAGACCTACTTCGCTCACATCTTTAGTTGTTGCTGGAGGAGGAGGTGGTGGTAGAGATGGTGGTGCAGGTGGTGGTGGCGGTGGAGTAATAGAAACAGTACATCCAATATCATCAATATCTCCATACTTAGGAACTAGAATTCCAATCACTGTTGGTTCTGGAGGAGTAGGTGGAGGAGCAAATCCCGGTCAAGGAGTAAATGGAAATCCATCATCGTTTGGATCACTTATAACTTCTGCTGGTGGTGGAGGTGGTGGATCTCTCAATAAAGCTGACCCAACAACACAAACTTCAAATGCAGGATCGCCCGGAGGCTCTGGCGGTGGAGGTGGAGCTGGATTTCGTCAAGGTTCTGGGGGAGGAACGGGAAATACTCCACCAGTTGCACCTCCGCAAGGAAATCCCGGAGGAACTGGAACATTTTCTTTTGATGTAAACTTTTCCGCTGCAGGGGGAGGAGGAGGATCTGCTGTTGGTGGAAATGCACCAGCATCAACAGTTGGTGGTACTGGGGGATTGGGATTAGGTGTCTTATATTATCCACCTTCAGTTGGAACTCCAGGTCCTGTTGCAAATACGCGATATTTTGGAGGTGGTGGTGGCGGAATGGGATGGTCAACTCCAGGACCTGGCGGAGGAGGTGGAGGAGGTAACGCATGTACAAATGGAACTAATCCAGTCCCAGTAAATCTTGGTTTAGTACAAAACGGTACTGTAAATACTGGTGGAGGTGGTGGAGGAAGCACTTATGGACTACCTGCAACTAATGTGAATGATGGTGGAAGTGGAATAGTAATTATTAAGTATACAATAAGTTCATAGTAGTAAAATAAACATAAATACTCAAAAAGCGTGCAATGGGAATAAGATCTCTCGGCAATTCTTTACAACTTTTTTCAGACACTTTTTTTAGAAGTGGTACAGATGCATCTTTACCTTTTAGAGCATATACTGCAACTGGAGGAGATCTTGCAGACGGATTAGCACCAGGAAATGGGTATATATATCATACTTTTAAATCTGATGGGACTTTTACAGTTTCTGGATCACCAATTACTATAGAAATTCTTGTGGTAGCAGGTGGAGGCGGTGGTGGTCCAAGTTATGGTGGAGGTGGTGGTGCTGGTGGATTAGTTTATGGTCCCTCTATCACATTATCTCCAGGAACTTATCCAGTATCTGTTGGTAGTGGAGGAGCAGCACAAATTGCAGGAACAGCATCGACTTTTGGTGCAGGAACTCCATCACCAATTGTTGCTTTGGGTGGCGGCGGTGGTGGTGTTGCAGAATCTTCTGCACCTGGAAATGGTGGATCTGGTGGAGGTGCTGGTGGTTCTGCTAGTTCGGGTTTTGTTGGATCTCCTGGAACTCAACCAACACAACCAAATCCTCCTGCAGTATTGCAATATGGAAATCCTGGAGGAAATCAAGTTGGCGCTGGTGGTATTGGTGCTGCTGGCGGCGGAGGCGGTGCAGGTGCTGCTGGACAGGCAGGACCAGCGCCCGGTGCAGGACCAGGAGGTGTTGGAGGTGATGGTAGACAGTATCCACAATTTACTGGACCTCTAATTGGAGTTCCCCCACTTGCACCATTAAATGGATATTTTGCTGGTGGAGGAGGTGGTGGAATTGTTGGTCCTCCACTAGGTCCAGGTGCTCCAGGTGGCGCTGGCGGTCTTGGTGGTGGCGGAAATGGTGGTAAAGATCCATCAGGACCAGGAACTGCTGGAGTTCAATATTCTGGTAGTGGAGGAGGTGGTGGTGGATATCCTCCAGTAGCAGGATATCCTGGAGCTTCTGGTATTGTCATAATTAGATATCAACAATAAATATTCAAAAAAGATGGAAATAAGATCTCTCGGCAATTCTTCGCATCATCAATAAAAAATAAATTAGTAGAATGAAAGCGTAAAAAAATATTGACATTAGTATAAATTTAATATATAATAAACCCTGAATACATTATTCACGTATGGCATTTCAATCAATTTGGTATTACACAAATCTTCCAAATAAAGTTATAGACATTATCGAAGAAGATTTAAAAGATAATTTTGATCCTCATCTTCAAGACTCAAGAGTTGGTGAAGGTGATTTTGGAACAGTAGATAAAGATAAAAGAAACGCAAAAAATGCTTGGGTTCCAACAACACACTGGGTTGCTGGATTTGTCTGGCATTATGTAATGAGAGCAAATCGTGAGAATTTCCTTTATGATCTCACAAATATTGATGGTGAATCACTTCAATATACTGTGTATGGAGAAGGTGAATATTATGGTTGGCATAATGATGCAGGACTTGCTTCATATTATAAACCAATGTCTTCGGGAAATCGCGGACACGGAGAACAGATTTCTGCTGATTTCATTAACGAAAACTGTGAAAAGGTAAGAAAACTTTCATTTAGTTTGCTTCTTTCTGATCCAGATACTTATGAAGGTGGAAACCTACAATTAATGTCAGAAAATGGTAAGTCATATATTGCTCCAAGACAGCGTGGAACGATTATTCTTTTTGATTCCAGAACTCAACATAGAGTTCAAAAGGTAACTAGTGGTGTTCGTAAGAGTCTAGTAGGTTGGTGTGTGGGTCCACGTTTTCGTTGAGAATGAGGTATAAGAAAATGAATATCGGATGTGATTTTAATCCAAATAGACCAATTGGTGCTACCAAGGAAATGGTAGAATCCAAACCAATTATGGAACAGTTTAATAAGTATCATCAGCAAGGACTTCAGTGTTCTATCGATCCTGGTGCTCCTGCTGTCCCTCTTGGTGCTCGTGAATATTTTGATAAACATGGATATATGATTATCAAAAATTTATATGATCCAAAAGAACTTTATGCAGAAGTTCCAAAAGAAAGAGGACAAATTAATTACTATGGATCTGTAAATAAATTTCATCACAATCCTGATGAAATGCAAGTTCCAGGATCTCTTGCACGTTATACTCACCCTCAATATAAAGAAGCACATTCTAAGATTCGTTTGATTCTTGAAGATATTCTTGGAGAAAAACTTTATAATACTTACTATTACGATCGTTTTTATTTTGCAGGGCAACGACTTGTAAGGCATTCAGATCGTGATGCTTGTGAAATTTCTGTGAGTATTCAGATTAGCACTAATGCTGTTAATCCTTGGCCTTTTTGTATTCAAACTCCAAGTGGTGAAGAGCGTTTTGCAAATCTTCAAGATGGTTGGGGACTTCTTTATAAAGGATGTGAGAGGGAACATTGGAGAAATCCTCTAGACTCTAGGCATTCAAAACTAGGAAGACTTAAAAATAAAATTCTTAGAAAAGA